ATGAACGACAACGAACCCGGCCGATCCAGCCGATCGCCAGCTGCGCGACGGGCGCGCCTGGTTCTCCTCGCGACCAATCTGGAACACGGCCCCGACGGCCGCCCCCTGATCGGCGAGATCTTGCGCGAGATCGAGGCGCTTCACCCGGGCGCGATCGAGCGGGAAGCCTCGCGGCTGCAGCGCCGGCGAGCCGCGCCCCGATCAGGAGGGCTGGATCTCGCCCTCCTCGACGATCCGAGGAGCTGAGGCGATGCGCGATCCGTTCGCGCATCTGGGCGACGATCGCTTCCCCATGGTTTCGGGTCAGGGCGGGGGCGCCGGTCCGCTGATCGATCTTCCGCACCGCGGAAACGCGCTGGACGTCCGCTGTCTGAGCTGCGGCCGCGAGGCCAGGCTTTCGGGGAGACGCCTCGCGACAGAGTTCCGCAGCCGACTGGCGGCCTCAGTCGGCCAGTTCGTTCGTTCCCTTCGCTGCGGCGAATGCCAAGGGAAGCGCCTTGTCGCCTATGTCGCGAGTGATCCCATGGCCGAGGGCTTCCGGCGTAGCACCCTGGACCCCGCGCAGATGATCTGGGCCCGCCGCCTTGACGCCTGGCTGCAGGAGGCCGGATCAAGCCTGGGCGAGTTTCGGGACGTGCTGCGCGATCTTCCGTCCGAGGCCGACCGCGTTGTTACCGGGACCCGTGCCAAACCGTCGAACGATGGTCCGGTCGCGTGAAATGCGAACCCGGTTCGCATGCGCGGCGCACGGTCCGTCTCTTGCCCCGGAATCGGGCCCAGAAACGCGAAAAGGCCCCCGGGCCGCCCCGCATCTGCGGAGAGGCCCGGGGGCTAGGCTCAGGAGGGGGAATCCGATCGGGATCAGTCAGTCGAGCGGAGCGCCCCGATCACGGCGCGCAGCTCGGGAACGCCGACATAGATCCGGACATAGGAACTCCCCCCTTCGCCCAGGATCGGGCGATCGGCGAGTTCCGACCAGGTGTCGGCGATGGTCGCGAGATCAAAGAAACCTTCGCTGGGCCCGGGCGAGCCGTCGCTCTGGGCGACCAGGCTCGCGCCCAGCGTCTGGATCTCGGCGAGTGTCAGGGCCTTCGGATCCCGCATCGCCAGCGAGGCGAGCGTCTGGACCCGGGCCGAGGGTTATTTGTCAGTCATCCGGCGGCCTCGGATCTGGCGGCGGCGGGGACGCGGGGCACGACAGCCGCGCGTCCGCGATCACCGCGTCGAGGAGATCCTCGCGGGCGAAACGGCGCGCGACGTAGTTCAGGCCTTCTGGACTGCCCTGCAGGGTCGCCCCGGCCGGAAGCGAGATCGCCTCCGGAACCGGCGCGAGCAGCTCGGGCGGACAGGCCGTCCGCGTTTCAACGCGGGTCGCGAGGACCGGCTGCGGAACCGACGGCGGGTCGGCCGCCGGCGAGCTGGCGCATGCAGTCAGCGTCGCAGACGACAAGGCCAGAAGGATCCCGAGGCGCAGCGTCGATTGCGCTTTGAGCATTGGCGTAACTCCGGGCTTGAGAAGCGCCGCGGGCCTGGGCCCGGGCGATGGCGGCCGATTGGCCGGATCTGAGCTGCGCGATCTCCCGATCGCGATCTGCGACCGCATCGATCGCCACGTTCTGCGCGGCCGTCAGCTCATGGATCCGCGCGTCGCAGCCGACCGGCGCCGCCCAGCGCTGCGGATCCGCGTCGAGGCGACCGATCCGAGAAACGCAGGCCTGCGCCTCGGCGGCCGCCTTGAGCTGGTCGACGACGGGAGCCGGACAGCGCTCGCCCTTCTGTCGGCCGAGTTCGCCACCGGCGATGGACTGACAGTCGGCCAAGCGCTCCGAACGCGCGAACGCGCGCTGCATCTCGCCGACGATGACGACCAGGAGGAGGAGGACCGCGAGGCCGCCCAGGACTTTCAAGGCGAGACGGGTCATGCGGCAAGCTCCACATTCGGGACGGTCGCCCAGACCGTGGCCAGGTGTTCGACCTCGGCCAGGCGGCGAAGCCAGCCCTTGCCGAACGTGTCGAAGGTCGACAGCGAGCGATAAAACTCCTCGCGGATCTCGCTCAGGCGATCGACCAGGCGTTCGGGGCGCAGAGCCAGGGCGGCGGCGATCGTTTTCGGGCCGACGATCCCGTCCTCGGCGACGCCGGCGGCGCGCTGCAGATAGCGGATCGCCCGCTTCGTCCCCGAGTTCACCGCCAGGTCGAAGATCATGTAATCGACGCCGGGCGGAAGGCGGTCACAGGCCGCCTTGAGCCAGTACCCGTCATAATAGACGGGGGCGGCCGTGGTCGGCGTCAGTAGCCGCAGATCCGCGACGTCGACGTCGCCGTCGCCGTCCAGATCCAGACGCCAGGCCTTGGCCGTTCCGAGGGTGATCCCGAGGTTCGTCGCGCCCCCGGGGTCGCGGGGGTGATTGACGAAGCCGCCCTCATGACGAAGCAGGAAAGGCAAGGCGCGCTGAAACCGCGCCCGTTCGCTGAGCATGGTCGTTCTCCGGATTTGGGGTCTGAGGCGACGCGGCCGTCGGGCGCGCCGCTATCGGCGCGGGCGGTGGGCCGTCGTGACGATCTCGGGCCCGCGATCGCCGCCGAGGAAGGGTGAATCGATCGAGCGGGCCCGCTGCTCGATCCGGCGGCCGTACGTCAGGACGACCAAGCCGAGGACGCCAGCGAGGAACACAAGGTCGCCCAGGCCGACGCCGCCGGCGCTCAGGCGCGAAGGGGCGGCCATGACCAGGCCTGACGCGATGGCGCAGAGGGCGATGCGTTCGCCCCGGGGCGCGGACGCCCAATCGAGCAGCGCGACCAGGACGACGATCGCGACGATGGCGCTCGCCAGGGCTCCGCAGGGGATCAGGAACAGCGCGCTCATGCCGGACCGACCTTGACCTTGAGCAGGCTCAGCGGATCGCCGGCCAGTTTCTGCAGCCAAGCCAGGAGCTTCGGCAGGCATCCCATGGCGCAGAGGCCCGTCAGGAACAGGATCGCCTTGGCCACCGTCCCGGGAAGGTCGCCTGGCCAGAACAGGTCGAGGAGCGAGCAGATCGCCGGCGCGAGGAAGATCGCCGAAAGCAGGCCGACCAGAACGGCGACCATGCGCCCCCGGATCGTCAGCGTCTCGACGAAGGCGAGCGACAGCACCGCCCCGGCGAACCCGGGGGCGAATGCTATGACTTTCGCCAGGACGCCAGCGATGGCGGGTTCGGTAAGCGGAGCGTCGGCCATGCGGCCTCCTATGGATTCGATGATGCAACAGGGTTGTCGTCGCCTCTGACGGGCGACTTGACTTCGACCGCCGCGGGAGGGCCCGGCGACGCGGATCAGAGCTGGTCTGAGAAGGCGATGGCGTTCAGGCGATCCATGACCATGCGACCGGCGTCGACGGTGTGGACGTAGGTTCCGAGGAAGAGGGCCGGCGAGCGCCAGCCGCCCGCTTCCATGGCGACGCGGACATTGACGCCCGCATTCAGAGCATTCGTCGCAAAGGCGTGACGCCCGACGACATGGCTGGACTTGTACGGCAACCCCGCCCGGGCACAGACCGCCTTGATCCGCTCATTGACGGAGTATCGGCTTGTGTAGCGAAACACCCGTTCGCCCGGCCGCGGATCGAGCGCGCGGATCCGCTCGATCAGGGGATCCGGAAGCCAGCGGAGACTGTCGACGTCGGTTTTCGTCCGGACCAGGACTGCAGTCCGCCGAACCAGGTCGACGGACTGGCCCTCCAAGGCGACGGCCTCCGATACGCGCGCAGCGGTCATGTTCATGAACAGGACGCAGCCCGCGAGATGAAACAGACCGTCAGCGTCGCAGCGCTCCAGAAAGCGTTCCATCCACCGGCGGTTCGCCGGGAGAGCCCTGCGGGTCGGCGGGGCCCTCAGAAGGCGTATCCGGACAGGCGTTCGCCATCCGAGATCGTGCGCGTGGTAAAGGACGGCCCGGGCCGGGGTTATCACCTGACGATTGCGCGTCGCATTGGATGCTTCCGGATACAGATCAAAGGCCGCCCGATGCACCGCCATAGGCGTCACGGTCGCCACGTCCGATGCGCCGAAGATGGCGATCAGCCGCGAGATGAACCGGGCCTCGCCGCCATGCTCAACGTAGCTTGCGGCGGCCTGGGCGAAGGTGAAGGGAGCGGTCATCCGCCCAAGGATCATCCGACGCGGGAGGGGCCAATGCCCTACATCCGACAGGGGATGCATCTCGCCCGAGGGCTGAGATTAACCATCTAAGCGTTCAGAGATACAGCCTCCGGGCGTCCAATGGATCGAGGTTTGCCCCCCCCACATTTTTGAGAGGGGCGTGGGGGTCAGCCGATCCTCCAGTTGGTTCCATCGCTGTAGACAGGAACGCCATTCGAGCCCCCGCCCGCGACGATGGAGGCGAAGGTCGTCGCATTGGCATCAGAGACGAAGGCCCGCGCTCCAGCGCCCGCGCCTGTTCCAGAGGCACTCGGGAGCGTGGCAACGGTGTAGACCGTTCCCTTCTGGACACCGCGCAGAACGGTCTGGGTGACGTTCACGTTGCCGATGACGACCTGATTGTCGAGCGTGCAGGTCGCTTGGTAGCCGAGCGCCGTCTGATTGGTGCCCGTGGCAACGCCGCCCGTGCCCCAGCCAAAGTAGGAGTTGAACTGGCCGGTCGTGTTGCTTTGACCAGCGGACAGACCTACGGCGGTGTTCCTGATACCGGTCGTGGTGCTGAATAGAGCGTCTTTGCCGAAGGCAGTCACATCGGCGGCGGTCGTAATGTTGTAAACGACGCGATGGCCCACCGCAGTGACGCCGTCGCCACCTGCGCCAGTGTTGATCAGGGCCGCTTGAGAACCGATGATGACGCTGAAGGCGCGAGACGTAGTGCTCTTGGCGACCCCGCCTCCGATCAGCACATTCTCTCTGCCCTGGGCCAGCAGTTCGGCGGCCACATAGCCCATGATGACGTTGTCATAGCCGGTCGTGAAGCCGAGGGCCAAGTTACCGGCATCAACCGGAACCGGGGCCAGGCTCCAACCTGACGAGTCACCAACACACGTATTGTTCGCCGCATAACCGGCTTTTCCGAGGGCGCGACGACCCACACCAACATCACCGACTCCGGCGGTCTGAAGTTCCCCTGCTTCCCAGCCGATATGAACCACGTCGATGCACGCGGTGGAGAGGCGGCCCGCCTCCGACCCAATCCAAACGTTACCGGTGCCGGTGAGGTGGTTCGGAGCTGCGTTCCATCCCAGCGCCACGTTATGCGTTGCTGATCCGACCGCTGCCAAAGCGTTGACGCCGATACCCGTGTTGGCCACGCCGGTCGTAGTGGTGTTTCCTGCGTTTTTGCCCGCGAACAGAAGGTCGGTCGTGCTCGCCTCGTTTACGAGGGAGCCCAAATCCCTGAGGGCCGATTTGTCGAGGATGCCGTCTGCAATTGTCATGTCAGGAAGCCTTCAGCCAATAGCCGCCTTGGGCGCGGCGGACAGGAGTGGAGTTGGGAAAGCGCCACGCATTTCCGGGCACACCCTTCGATGGGGAGAGGGCGGCCAGGCGGCGAGAGAGCGGTCCGGCGAGCATGACGAAACCCCTAGGGCTGAATGATCACCGTCAACGTCCGGGCGGCGACCTGAGGGACCGCGGCGCCGTTCAGGACGCTGCGCAGTTTGAAGCGGCTGAGATGCAGGAAGTCGGCCGCGTCGATCGCCACGCGCCGCGCCGCCGTCAGCGCGCCGACCTTGACCAGCTGCTCGACGCCGAGCTGATCGAACGCCGGCGAGAAGGCGGCCCCGTTGGCGACGGAGACGGCCAGGTCGGCGGTCGTCCAGCCGTTCGGAACGGTGATCCCGACGACCTTGGCGGACCCGATATCGATCTCGGCGGATATGCTGTCCCCCGCTGCGAACGCGACGGTGATCTCGACCAGCGGGGCGTTACCGACCGGGGCGGCGATCGCCGGGGCTTCGATGAACGCCAGTCGCTGTCCGGGCGTGACCGCGATCGTCTGCGGCGAGCCCGGAAACGCGAGGACGTCCTCGCCGTCCGCCGTCGCATCGCCCCATCCGGTCACATAGACCGCGCCGGACAAGACGATCACGCGCGCCAGGCCCCGTTCGCCCGCGAAGCCCGGAGCGGCCTCGCTTTCGAGTGAAACCGCGCCGACGTCGAGGGTCTGGGATCCGTACGACCGGGCGATCGCTTCCTCGACCTGGCCACGCGCGGAATCGACGCTGGCCATCGCCAGCCACTCAAGGCGAACCTTGGCCGTCATCTTGATCTCCGATGTTGGATTTGTGCGAGGCGATGCGAACCGGGTTCGCAGCCCTCAAAAGGAAAGCAGAAGGGCGAACGCACACTCGATCAGCGCCCAGCCGATCGAGGACCAGCATGTCGCCGCGACCAGGACGCCGAGCGTCCAGGCCAGCGCGACGCTGGAGACGATGCGCCGGCGGGGCGGACGGTTCGCGGGATGACGCGGGCCGAAGCTGCGTCCGCCGAAAAGGCGGACGAAGGCGAAGCGCAGAAGCCGCCACCACATCGGGGCGTACGTCTGGCCCTCGGCCTTGAGCTTGGCCGCCTCGACGCCCATCGCCTCAAGCCAGATCCGATCGGCCTCCAGCCTTGGCCGGGCGCCGGTCCGATACAGTTCGTCATGAACGACGTCCGACTTCGCGCAGAGGCCGAACGGCGGGTCGATCAGCCAGGTCAGCCGGGGCGTGCTTCCGTAGTCGGAACCGCAGCCCGGCTCGATCTCGACCAGGTCGCCGGAGCCTTCGAAGCCGACTTCGTAAGCGAAGGGCTCGACGACGTCGACGCAGCGCCGGCCGTGTTCGGTGCGGTACGCGACCCGGACGATCAGGTCGCGAGTGAACGAACTCATGATAGCCCCCCGACTGTTCAGGTTGTCGGCGAGGACCCCTGTCGTTCATCGCGGCCGGCGGATCCCTGCGGCTGGCCGAGTTCGATCGACGTCGTCAGCCCGCCCGATCGATCGATCGAATGTTCGACGGCGTCGATACGGTAATCCCCGTCGATCCCGGGGCGAGCGCCGATGACGCGGCAAATCCCCTCGGGCTTGGCGCTGACGTCCGCGTCGATCGAGACTGTCCCTGCGCCCGACGATCGTTCGGCCTCGGCCGCCGATGCGTTGGCCTGGTCGCGTGACGCGCCTTCGTCGGCCGCCGGATAGCGGACGACCAGGTCAGCGTCTGCGGTGTCCTCGGCGATCGGCGCGGTCTGCTCGCGAACCGTCGCGGAGTCGGGATCGTAATGGCGGGATCGAGCCCGGGTATGACGCGGCCGCCCGATGAACGGCGCGATATCCCAGCTCAGAAGGTTTCGGCCGTACTCTGCGATGGTGACGTCGAGCTGACGTCCAGAAACGGCCGTCCCCGCGTTTCTGCGGATCAGGAGCGCCCGATCCCCGATGACCTTGAACGTCCCGCCGACTTCGCGGCCGAGGCGCTGGCCGAAAGCGAGGAAACTCTCGCCTTCCATGGCGAGATACGGGCGCTGGATCTGGGAAAGTTCGGGATCGACCCTGACGTCCGAGATCCCGGCCGATTGGCCCGCCTGGCGCAGCGCCTGCTCGATCGTCACGTCGTCGAAATGACGTTCCTGGATCTGCTTGGCCCGTCCTAAGACGTCTGCGCCCTTAGCTGAAACTGTCAGGATTCGGCCCCCACTGCGATCCCCCCGTGAACGGGTTTCGTCGACCGTCCCGACGAAGGCCAGGCTGAGGCCGCGAGCGTCCGATAGGCGGATCTCGATCCTCGCCCGGGGCCTGGGGAGAACGATCGAGCCCGCCCGGTCGTCGAGTTCGATCTCGGCCGTGTCTGACGACTGGCCCGCCGCATCCCTGACGCGCAGGGACTGCAGGACGGGCGCAAGGGCGGGCGATATGTCCCGCCCGTTCACGTCGACGCGGAAGCGGGCCAAAAGGGCCGCCGCCGCCGATGCGTCTCGCGCCATGGCGTTAATCCCAGAGCTGGATGATCTCCCGCTCGGCCGGCTGGGCGGCCTCCTGCAGGACGGGGAGGACGACAACCGTCCCGAGGGGAATATAAGGCCCGAGCTGGGCGAGGCCGGGGTTCAGGGCGAGAACCTGTTCGACCAGGCCGGGGATCGGGCGGCGATACTTGCGCCAGACCAGGTCGGCCAGTGTTAGCTGATCCGCCGAAACGGTGATCGAGTCCGTCGTCATTGGATCAGCCCCAGCTGCGCGCCCTGATACTCGCCCTCGGGCGGGGGATCCCCTTCCTTGAGCTGGATCTCGAACTCGATCACCCGGGCGACGCCCTGGGCGTTCAGGCTCCGTCCGGATTCCCGAAGCCCGAAGATCAGATACCAGCCCATGGCCTGGCCATCGCCGCGTATCAGATGCTGGGCGGCCCCTGCGCTCTTGAGCTGCTCCAGCTCTTGCCATTCTTTCTCGCCGCCGAGCGCCTCCGGAAACAGCTTGCCCCGGAACGTCAGCTCGCGGGCGCTTTCGCCCATGAACTCGAATCCGGGCCGCCGCCCGAGGATCGGCTTTTCGGCGAAGTCGGCCCCCCCGGTCCGTTCGACTTCGTCGACGTTCAGGGGGGACACTTCGAAAACGATCGAGCCGAGGGCGTAGAGCATTAGGCGAACTCCCCGTTATCCGCGTGAATCCCGCCCATGAACTGACGGAACTCGGCGCGAAGCTGGGCCATGACGTCGCGAAACACGGTCTGGGCATCCGCGCCGGTGACGTGAAAGGGCCCGATCTGCGGGGCGAAGGTGTATCGCCGCTCCCCGCCGCGACCGCTCCCGGCGCGCTGCAGCTGGTCGTTCGGATAAACCGTCCCCGATCGCCCAGCCTTGAAGATCTCGGGACCTTCCTCGCCGACCAGATACTCGGCGCCCTGGCGGACGTGACCGCCCCGGGCGCGAGCGCCCGCAAGACGGGGAGCTGCGCCAGGGGCGGGCGGACGTCCGGGCCCAGGCGGGCGGGTCCCGCCGGCGCGTGGCGTCGGAAGGTTCGGAGCCTGTCCGCCGTTGCGCAGGCGGGCCCACATTTCCCCGGCCTTCTGGATCACGGTCGCGATCCCGCCGATCAGGCGGGCGATCCAGACGACAACGCCGCCGATCGCCCGTCCGGCCGACTCGCCCCAGCCGCGCCAGCTTCCCTCGGACCCCCCGCTGTCGCCGAGGAGCCTGCGAACCCATCCGACGACGGAGGAGATCCCGTCGATCAGGGGCTGCAGAGCCGGACGAACGGGCGCGATCGCGGCCATGAAACCGCTCGCGAACCCGGCGAAGAAGGCTTTCACCTTGGACCAGTTTTCGATGATCCAGGCCGCAGCCAGGACCAGGATCCCGATCCCGCTTCCGATCAGAAGCCCCCGGAAAGCGAGCTTGGTAAGCGCCAGGGCGCCCCGGACCATGCGCAGGGGGTTGAGCATCGTAAGCAGCCCGGTCGCCATGCCGCGAACGCCACCCGCCCGCATGCTGCGCGAGAAGATCGTCGCCTGCAGCGTTGCCGCCATGTATGCGCCGACCAGCTGGCGGCGCAGCCCCAGGGCCAGCTCGACGACGGCCGAACCCATGCCGACCATCCCGCCGCGCGTTCGATTCAGCTGGCCCCGGAATCCGATCAGCCCGAGGCCGAGATCCGCAAGGCCGGCCAACATCTGCGCCTTGCCGAACCGGAAAGCGAGCGTCGCGAGCCGAAGGGCGATCAGGGCCGCGACAGAGCCGACGACAAAGCGTGTCAAGCCAGGGAAGCGCTCGGCCATGGCCGCGACGCCGTCGGCGAAGGGACCGATGACGCCGAGGACACTGTTAATCCCGGGAAGCAGAGCCGTTCCGAAGCTGATCGCCAGGTTCTGGATCTTCGCCTTGAACGCGTCCGCCGCAGCGGCCGACGTCTGCATGCGCCGGGCGAAGTCCTGGTCGACGACGTCGCCGCCGTTAGCCGCAGCCGCCCGGATCCGGCGATACTCTTCCAGGTTCTGGATTAGCGGACGCAGCCCCTTCTGAACCTGCGCGTCCTCGAACAGGTCGCCGATCTTCGACAGATCGCCCCGGAGCGTCCGGTTCGTGATCTCGGCGATCGCCTCGATCGGCGTGAGCCCGCGCTCGGCGGCCTGGCGCAGCGAGGCCTCCAGGTCGACTCCCATCGCCGCGAACTTCCGCCGCGTCGCCGGCGCGTTGATCTTCTGCAGCACGTTCGACAGGTTCGTCGCAGCCTCGGCGCTGTCGCCCGCGCCCTTTCGAGCGATCTGCAGGGCGGCGGCCAGATCGGCGACGGCGGGCGTCCCCGTCTGGCCCAGCGCCGCAGCCGCAGCCGTCAGGCTGGGGAAGTACTGCGCCATGTCGCGCAGCTCGAACGCGCCTTCCTTGCCCGCGATCGCCATGACGCTGAGCGCCCGCGACGTCTGATTGAACGGGACGTCCAGGTTATCGACGGCAGCGAAGCTGGCCCGGGCGAGATCTTCGATCTGGGCCCGATAGGCCGTCGCCGCCCGGCCGATCGGCCGCATCATCGTGACCGCCTGGTTCGGATCCAGGCCGAAGCCGGCCAGGACGTCGACGCCGGCGGCGATCTCCTGCGCCGAACGGTTCACCTGCGGCCCAAGCGCCCGGATCGAGGATCCGAGCTGGAGCTGCGCCCGCCGGCTCAGGTTGGCCTTCTGGCCGATATCCTCAAGGACGGATTCGAACTCTCGCGCCGCCGCATAGGGACGCGAGAGGGCGAAGCCGAGGGCGACGGCCGTCGCGGCCGTGTCGACCAGGTCGGCGCGCAGCCGTCCGATGTTCTGACGGTTCGCGTCGGCCATCGCGCGCAGGCGCTGGCCATTGGCTTCGGAGATCGCCTGAGTGATCCCCCGGACCGACTGCGCCGCCCGGCGGGCGGGAGCCGTCACGCGATCGATCAGGGACAGGATCAGCTGCGACGTGCGGCGGGACATTCGGATCTCCTATTTCGTCCAGCCCCTGGCCCGGGCGATGCGCAGCGCCTCGGAATGCCAGAGGCGCAGCCTGGACCAGCGAAGCCGAAGCAGCTGGTCCAGGTCGCCCATGTTCAGGACGTGTGCCGTATCGGCAGCGAGGGCTCGCCACCCTCGCCAGTCGGAACCGGCGAGGAGCCCGTCGAGGAGGGCAAAGGGTCGAGCTGTTTGACCTCGGCCATGGCCGCCTCCAGATCCGACTGGCGCATCTTGCGGACGACTTCGATCGGCGTGTCGCCATCGGCGGCGATCAGTTCGATCATGGCCTTGATCTCGTTACCCCCGGCCATCACCGCCTCCTGGAACGTCTCCAGGGCGCCGAGCGAGGGGTCGAAGTCGACGACGGTCCAAGCCTTGCCGTCGTGGTGGATCGTCTTTTTGAGCGTGACCTGGGCCATCGGCTTAGCCCTGGATCCCCAGCATGCGGTTCGTTTCCGCTTGCTGGTCGACGCCGTTCATGCGGAGCGTATTGGTGAAGAAATCCCAATAGATCAGCTCGCGCCCGCCGAAGCTCAGCTCATAGTGCATGACCTGGCTGATCGAGTACTCGTCGCCGTTCAGCTCGCCGCGCTTGTACGCGTCGGGCGCGACCTTGCCGAGGCGTCCCTCGATCGAGGCGATCGACTGGATCGCCTGGCCGGTGCGCTGATCGCGCATCACGCCATACCCGGTGAAGCGGGTCAGCCGTTTCGCGCCCAGACCGAACTGCGTCAGCAGCTCGGGATCGAAGCCCTTGAGCTTGAACGTCGGCTCCAGCTTCTGGATTCCGACGGCGAACTCGACCTGAACGGCCGCGCCGCCGGCCATATGCTCCTGATACATCTCCTGGAGATCGGGGAGCTTGAACTCCTCCAGGGTCAGATGCTTCGAGTTCGACGGGTCATGGTCGCCCGCGAACAGGTTCACGGCTTCCATGAGATAGAAGGTAGATGCGGCCATCGGCCTGCGCTCCTCTTGAGGGGGTGATTAGGAAGGCGAGGGAGCGGCCCGGGCTCAGGCCGAGGCCTGGCCCGAGAGGCTTTCGAGCAGGTCGTCCAGGGCGTCGCGGTAGCGGGCCGACTGGATCGTCATATGACGCAGGACCGGGGCTTCCTCGAACGCGGTCCGGATCACGATCCGCCCCAGCCGCAGCTGATCGGGCTGGTTCTGGTCCGCGCGGAACTCGACCTTGGATCCGAGGATATCGCCGTCGGCTTCCCGGTCGCGCAGCTCATACTTCACCGTGTCCAGGATCGTCCGCAGGACGTTGCCCGTCAGGTTGAAGCGGCCGAGGTAGAACCGCAGCGTCCGCAGGAAAAACAGGTGAACGTAATCGCGGCCGCGCACCTGATGGTACTGACGCCAGAGTTCGTCCGGACCCGCGTTGTCGGTTCCGACGAAGACGAAGCCGCCGTCGGCGATCGCGCCGTCGACGCCACCTTCGCCGCGGACCACGATTCCGATCTGGTTCGCCAGGAGATCTTGTCCGCTGATCGCGCCGTCCGTCAGGCTGAACGCGATCGCCCGCGCCGGTCCGACGCCGCCCAGGATCGGGCGGTTCGCCCAGCTCCGGAAGGGGCGGCCGCCGTTTTCATGATCGACCTTGACGGCAAGGCCGAGGATCCTCGGCGCGAGCGGAACGGCCGTCGCGACGTTGCCGACCATGACTTTCCAGCCGCCGGTGATCGGGATCAGGCGCTTGTGCGCGATCGTCGCCCGCCAGGCCTTGTCGTTCGCGTCTGTGTCGTTCGGGCCCTCGACGACGGCGACGGCGAGCAGGCTGTCCAGGACAGCGCCCAGCGCCGCGCAGACGGCGTTCGCGGCCGCGCCGACGCGTTGATGCGTATAGCCCGGGACAGCGACCAGGCGGGGCGTCACGCCATGGGCGGTCGCGGCGGCCTTGAGGGCATGGATACCGCGATTGGCTGCGGTGATGTTCGCGATCGTCGCGGTGTCCTTGGCGGCCTGGTCGGCCCCGGCGCCCTCGGCGACGCGCACGATCACGATCTGCGCGGCCGTCTGGAACTCGCCGAGCTGATCATTGATCGCCGTCACGGCGTCGACCAGGGTTCCGGTCGCGCCGAGATCCGTCAGCGCCTGGGCGTCGTTCGAATAGATCAGAACCGGCGTGTCGACCGGATACTTGGCCTGGTCGGCCGCCGGGGCGGTGCCGACCAGGCCGACGACGGACATATTCGCGCCAGCGACGCTACGCGGCTCCGTCGCCTCCTGATTGATGGAAAAGCCGAAAGTGGGGTCGGCCATGGTGGTTTCTCCTGGGGCATGAAAAAGCCGCCCCGAAAGGCGGCGCGGGATGGTCGGAATGCGAACCGGGTTCGCATGGGGAGGCGGCTAGGCGATCTGGTTCGACCTTGGCCGCCAGGATCGTCAGGGCGTGATGATTTCGATCACGCGGGCCTGGGTAAGCACGCCGAGGTACGCGAACAGGGAGAGGCCTGCGAACGTATCGGGGTGGTTCAACTCGATGAACTCCGCCGGCAGATCGAACGCCTGCAAAACATCCTCGGCAGCCAGGAGCAGCGCGTTCGCTGGATCCTGATAGTCGGCGGCCGTGAGCGCGTTCAGTTCGCGCCGCAGCGCATTGACCGCGTAGCGCTCAGCTGGCGTCAGACGCCGCTGGAAATCCGCCTTAGTCACGCGCAGAGGCTGACGCGGCAGATCAACGAAGGCCGCGACCCTGACGACCTCGTCGCCCTCAACCGCAAGGGTCGAGGACGCGATCATCTGGCCAGGCGGAACCTCGGGCTCGACAATAGTGTAAACGCCGATCGCAGCCCGATCCTCAGCCGCCATAATGCTGAGGCTGGACCAGGAATGATCATTGTCGTCGCCGTCCCGATAGTCGACGCCGGGTGTAAGCTCGACGGGAACGCCGTCGAGGATGGTAGCGAATGCCATTTTGGCCGCCCCTTTGTTTGAAGCTGATTAAGCGACGTCGGCGGTTTCGATCGCTGGGAACTCTCGCCCCGGGCCCCAGATGATGCGCGCACCGGCAACGGAGTCACCCGCGCCGGACCCCTGCTGGCCGCAGAGACGCGCAATGGTGTCGGCCGCACCGTTAAGGGATGTCGGCGTATAGCCTGGCGGGCCCGAGTACTTCGCCGCGCCAGCACCGGGTCCCAAATCGTATCCGTGCCCGCCAGTCCTCAGGACCGCGCCAACGACAGAAGCATCCGCCGAGCCTGAGCCGCCAGCCGAGCCAAAATAGGCCGCAACGCTGACAGAGCCGTCCCCCCGGCTTCCGCCGCCCGCAGTCAGGAGAGAGGTTGCGCCCCTGAGCAGCCTGGCAGAACCGCCGGAGCCCGCCCAAGAATCCGTGATGACAGTTAGGGTCTCGCCGGGCGTGACTGGCAGGCCGTTCACATAGACCAGGCCACCGCCGCCGCCGTATGCGACGATAGTGTTACCTTCCCCATCGTCGATGTTGTAGTTCGCGCCGCCTCCGCCGATCAGAACGACAGAGATTGCGGTTACTAGCTCCGGCACCACGAAGGACTGACTGCCCTGGTTTCTCCAGAAGGCCTGTCCTTTCGGGCCGCCGGCGGCCGCGCCGACAAGGGCAGATCCGCGCATCAAACGAAGCCCTTCATGAGCGGCGAAACGTTAGGGATGGCGCCGTCGTACCAAAGCGTCAGCTGATCGACCGCGTTGGCGGCGGTCGAGAGCGTGATCGCCGACGTCTTCTTGATCGCTGAGTTAACAGCAACCGTTCGCCCGCCCGTCGCGTCCTGGCTGATCTTGATGATCCCGACGTACCCATCATATGCGCCGATCGGAGCGGCGATAACGATGTTTCCGATTGCTCGCATCTTGAAGTTAATGCCGGTGGAGAGATCCAGCGTCACCGCGCCTGACACGTTCCCCAGATCGACAAACGCCTGAGCATCCTTGAGAGCCTTCGCCACGACGAAAGCCGTGTCGTCAGCACCCTGACGGATCTGCGCGGGTGTGGCCGTATAGATGTTGAGGCCTACGGTACGCATGAGGGCTTGAGACGCCTGGCCCAGCAAGGTTCGCGCGACCGCGGACAGGTCCGTAAGCGCCAACGCTCCCGCGCCTGTCGCGTAGGGCAGTTTGTTCGCCGCCAGGCCCAGTCCGGCCAAGGCGTCGCCGTTGGCGCTCTGGTTTTGTTTTCCGGCCAAGCCAGCCAGGATCGGAGCGGACGCATCCGCCACGGCTTGCTGAATAGCGGCGGCCGCGTTCCTGAACGCCTCGGCTGCATCCCGGAAGACGCCCGCTTCGTTACGCTTCTCAGTGGCCACGCCTGCGGCGGCGGTTGATACGTCACGGGCGGCGACTGACACGCCAGCGGCGGCGATCGAGGCGTCGCGATGCTCAAGCGCAGTGTTTCGCGCGGCGACCGTCTCGCCGCGGACCGCCCGCCCTTCACTCAGCAGCGCTCTCTGGGAAAGCGTCGATCCAGCGATCGCCGCAATCTGCCATGAGGCCCAAGGGCCTGGGGCGCCGGTGAACGCCTCGACGCGCACGTCCCACTGTCCGATAAGGCGATCATAGCCGAGCGTCCGGACGACCGCGTAATCCTCGGGCCCGCCGCCCGTCCAGGTTAGGACGGCGTAAGGGCCGGGAGCAAAGAGATCCCGTTCCTCCTCGATAATCTCAAGCGCGAACTGCGCCTCAAGGGCGAGGGTCCGAGCCGTCGTCGAACGCGCCGTCAGCCACTGCAGTTGAGTGATCTGCAGGAGGCGATCCCGTAGCGATGCGATCACCTCCTCTGATCGGCCGAGGACCCGGTCGAGAACCAAGGAAAACCCCTGGTCCTCGCTCATTCGGGCGATCTCGGCCTTGGACAGCCTGTCGTCGAGATCCTTGAACCGGCGGTTCAGGAGATCGTCCGTCAGGGAGTCGTCGGGCTTGATCCGATAGATCTCCTCGAACCGGGTCGTCATGGATCAGTCCCCTTTCGGAGGCTCGGCGACCAGCTCGGCCGACGCGATCGCGTCCTCCAGCTGGGCCGCGACGTCGCCCCGCAGTTCGAGGGCGTCTGCGCCGGGCGACAGGAACCGGCCTGAACCGGCCGGATATTCGACGGACCGCGACAGCTGGACGCTGTAGCGGCGCGCAGGATCGAACCGCGCCCCGGAAGGCGCGGCTGCAGGTTTTCTGGCCATCGTTGGCTGGTCCTTACTGAGCGATCTCGACCAGCTCGGCGACAGACCAGTTCGAAAACTCGCTGTCAGTCGTTCCGTCGAGGATCGAGCGGTACGCGTTCGTCGCGGCCGCCAGGTTGAAGGTTGCGCGTTTCTCGACGACGCCGTCGCTCTGGGCGACGGTCGTCACGGTGTCCGCCGTTTCGATCACCCCGTCCGCCCGTCGGACAGTCGGCGTGAACGTATGGTGAGCCGGGTCGAACCCGCGCAGACGCCAGATCTGGGTGATCGTGTTCGCATTGGCGGGAAGCGCCTTAGAGGGCGTCACGCCCTTGAGGATCTTCGCCATGCGGGACACGCGGACCCGGGATCCGGTAAGCCGCAGCGCGGGCGCGACGTCGGGCGTACCGACGAAGGTCGCCCGCAGCGGGAGCAGGGCGTTCAGGGCGGCCAGGAGGCCGGGATCCGTCTCGCCCAGCTTGCGCCAGAAGCCGCCGATCTGGACGCTCCAGACCAGGTCGGTCGAACCGGGGACGATGGCATCCGAGAGGATGTCGATCCCCTGGATCCCGCCGGCCAGCTGGAGAGGCGCGAAATCGACGTCGACGGTCGCCTTGGGGAAGGCGGCCCGCCAGTCTCGCCAGATCAGGTGAACGGAAGGCTCGGCGAACCAGGTCCCGCCGTTCATCCCGTAGAAGTAGGTCCCGGTCGCGCCCTGCGTCGCGGCGCCCTGGGCGTCCGCCACGCCGATCTGGAACGCGTGCTGCGTCACAAGGAAGTACCCGTACCGCTTGCCGCCTTCTAGGAAGGTCGGCTCGATCGGGAACTTGGCCGGAAACTGCGCCGTCTGTTCTCCGATCGTGAGAACCTGGTTCGCATTGAGCGTGACCATGGCGAGGACCCGGCTCAGGTCCGGCTGACCTCGATCCGTTTCGCAGATCCCGATCGTCAACGTCCCGGCGGCGGGCTTGGCCGTGATATGCGGGCCCAGCGCCGTGATCCAGGCATCCTGAGAGTTCAGGAAGGTTTCGACGTGCGCGTATCCGAGCAGGTTCTCCTCAGTCGGGAGGCGCGACCAGTACGGCGCAGACGTGCTGTCGATCCAGAGCTTGGACAGCCGCAAAATCTTGTGACCTTCGGAGTCGACGCGGCCCGTATCGAACACCTGGAACACTTCGCCCGCGCGGGAGAAGGTGTTTCGGACCCCCGCATTCAGGCGGTCGCCGTACGCGCCCTGAGCCCACCAGGCCGAGCCGGTCGAAACTTCGAAGTCCGCGCCGTAGCGGATCCGGTCGCGGCTCATGCTCAGGCGGACCAGAGCGCGGTTTTCCAGGTTGGAGTACTCGGCCAGGGAGAGGATCCCGCTCTGGCCTTTCGTGATCCTGCGCTCGATCTCCGTATAGGCCGGCATAAGCAGGCCACCGGCCGACTTCACCACGCCCGGCGCGTTCGGATTGAGCAGGGCGAGTTCGCCCTCATGCTGGGCCGCGAACGGGAACCGCAGGCCTTCGTCGACCCGGGCCGCATAGCCCGCGAAGGCTGCGTCGACGGACGTCGCCGGATCCAGAAACTGCGTCCCGCGATATCCGACGTACGTCGAGGGGACGTCGAGGCGCGCCTTGAGCAGGGCGACGTCCGCCGTCGTCGACAGGAGCAGTTCCTTGTCGCCGCCATCGGACAGCTGCGACGCGATGCGGGCAAGGTCCGACTTCAGGGTCGACACCTGCGGACGGATCTCCTGATCAGAGGCGACCAGATCCTCGACCTGGTCGGCGACCTGGGAAAGCGGCCGCAGCTCGCGCGACACGTTGCGCGAGATCGAGACGATCCCCGCCGGATCCATTTCAACCAGGGCGACGATCACCGCCGAGGCGTCGATCACCGGCGCTTGCGGCGAAACCGCCTCGGCCCCGCCGACCGCCTCCAGGCGAGCCTGGCGACGACGTTCCATGGCGACCGGCTGGGGCTCATAGGTCAGCGTCTCGGCGTCCGTCAGGAACTGGCGCTGCTCGACGTCCGTCTCGATCTCCTCGGGCCAGGCGACGACCGCGACGATCTTGCGCTGCAGGTTCGGACGCAGGCCATTTAGATCCAGCGGGACACCGCCGGGTTCGTCCCGGAAAAAGCGCTTCCCGTCGAACCAGAGGCGACCGGCCGCGACCTTGACCGACGTCGCCGTCGATTGCGTCACGGCGAAGCCGACGAAGCGCCGACCCGGCTCGATCGCATCCATGGCGATATGGTCGTCGGACTCCTGGCCAAAGCGGCTGATGTTGTTCAGGTCGTCCGGTGTGACTTCCTGGCGGTCGCGAAAAATAGGCCGCTGTTCCATGTTCAAAGGCTCCTGATGATCTGGCCGACGCGGAAGGTCCCGTCGAGCGGGACGCCGTCGCCGGCGGTAATGCGGCGGTGAAGGGCGGTGCGAACCTCGACCTTGTCGCGGCCGAGCTTCGCGGAGCGGATGGCGGCCATGGCCTCCTCAGTCCGCTGCGGATCGAAGGCTTCGATGAAGCCGGGCAGATGCGGGAAGCGGCGGGCCTTGCGGCGGCGCTGCGACAGGTCGACGGCCAGTTCCAGGTGGAACGCGGGCTGTCCGAGGCGTGAGAAGCCTGCGGTAAGGCCCGCCCGCCTGCGGACCTTGCCCCGCTGGACGCGGCTCGGCTCGAACAGTCGGATGCTGTCGTAAACGGCCTCCCGCGCGCGCGAGGCTCGGACGAAGCGGAAGGGCCCGGCGAGCGCCTGGCCGACGGGGAGGGCTATCAGGCCGGGCTGAGGCGATGCGACACGCTCTGGCCGGACGTCGATCGGCTGCAGGCCTGGCCGCAGCGTATCCGGACCCGCAGCCCCCGGCCGGAAGGCGTACAGGCGATCCGCAGCTTGGGAAGCCAGCGGGACCAGGAAGCGCGCCGAGGCGATCCCGAGAACGCAGCGGCGACCAGGCGAGGGAAGCGCGATCCTTACGGACTGCGCAAACTCGCTCGCGCCGCTGACGACCTGAACGGCCGCCGAGGACTCGAGTCCCCGATCAACGATAACCGCCCGAGCGCCCGCATAGATCGGGCCCTCGCTCGACCGAACCGTCCAGCGTTCTGACAGCCAGCGTCCGGGCGTCGCGACGCCGAGCTGACGGTTCCGGTTCCGATAGTGATAGACGCGCAGCTCCGGGAACTGCTCCAGCCATCGCTGGCGCTCCTCGACCGTCATCGCGTCACGCGTGACGGCTCGCTGAGGCGGCGCAATGATCTGGACCAGCTCGGCGTCGAGGAACGACAGGTGCCCCTCGAAACAGGGGACGGTTCCGCGTTGTCGCTTGAGCTGGATCGAAGCCGTGATGACCTGGCGCTTTTTCGCGTCCGCCCAGTCGGATCGCCAGACGGAGACGCCATGGGCCGCCGCCAGATAGGGCAGGACGGCTGCAGGGGCCGTCAGTGGAGCCCAGAGCGTCGACAGGTCCGCCGGCGCTATCGGGCGACGCCCTGCGTTCGTCAGCGATACCGCCCGCATGAGCGGCGTCGCGTTCTGCGGTTGCAGCGAAACCTGATCAGACAAGAGGCGTCTCCAGTGTCAGGTTCACGACGCCCAGAACCGCGACGCCCGCGGCGCCGGGATCGACGTCGGCGGCGGGTACGGTGCGAACGACACGCTCGACGGCCGAGGCGTGAAGCGCGGCGTCCAGGCCGCTCTGCGCGACGACCCGGCCGCAACGGCGGCGGTCGTCGGCGTATGCGTCCAGACGCTTGCGGATCTCGGCCAGGACCAGAGCAGGATCCGGGCCTCTCGCGATCTCGATAGTCGCCGCGACGTCGTAAACAACGGGCGTCGCCAGGGAAACGGAAAGGACGTCGCTGGCGGCTGCGGTGTCCCGGTCGAACACGGCCGCGCGCACCGCAGCAAGGACGTCGGCCTCGACCTGATCCCGCTCGCAAACGATCTGGATCCGGACTTCGCCGGGAGGGACAAGGCCGGAAGCGTGGTTCAGCGCCAGCGCGTCGCGAACGCCGGGATGCGCGCTGAGCGCCTGGTACTCATAGCCGCCGAGGGTGCCGGGGCTGGCCGCCTCGGCCGCCAGCGAGATCCGCTTGCGGAATCGATCGTCGGCCTCGCCCTCGATCCGGCGAACGCCGACCGTAGGGAACAGGGTCGCGGCCAGCTGGTCGAGGATCGCGCCCCGGGCATAGGCCAGCGTCAGGCTGCGCCCGGCGTCATTGATGGCCTGACGTTCCAGAAGCTCGCGATACGCGTCCTCCTGTTCAAGGATGGCCAGAGGATCCGTCTCAAGGCCGCCGACGTCATAGTCGAGGCCCGCGTCGGCCAGGCGCAGTCGCAGGCTGGCCAGCCGTTCGGACAGGATCTGTTCGTAATCGGCCGCGACCAGCTCGAACGACGGCAGTCGCGAGACGTCCAGGGTTTCGGCGAGGAAGCGGCTCATGACGTTCGGATCCCCTCCCCCTGCTCGCCTGTCGCGAGCGTGATGCGGCGCGTCCCCTCGGGCCGGGGGTCGCCTAGATGACCGCGCGGGCGATACTCGCCCTCGATCCAGATCTCGACGCGCCCGCTACGCTCCAGCCGGACGGGGACGACGCGGGAAACTTTGAAGCGCGGCTCGAACAGCTCGATCGCGACGGCGATCGACTGGAGCAGGCGCAGAAGGTTGGCCCGGTTCACAAGGCGGCCGAGAAGGGCGGCCGTGACCGCGCCGACGTAACCGCGCATCTGGCGCTCGCCCAGCCGGGTCGTCAGGAGGATTCCGACGGACTGGACGACGTGCGACCAGCCGCCGAGCGGGCGGCCCGTTCTGGCGTCGATACCGGCCATGAGGGCCTCCTGAGTTTAGACGAACACGCGGTCGGACCCGGTGCTGTTCAGGTCGCCCCCGCTGTCGCTGGAGCCCTTGAACACGACGCCGCGCTCGCCACGGTCGAGGCGGGTCTTCCCGTCAGTCACGATCTCCGATCCCTTGAGCAGGATCTGATCGCTGCGGATCTGGATCTCGCTGGACCCGAACCGCACGTCGAGGCCCTCGGCGGTGATCTCGATCCGAAGATCTCCGAAGGTCAGGACGTGGCGATCGACGTCGTCGCTCGGCGAGGGTTCGGCGTTCGACCAGGTGAACGGGATCGCCTGGCCCCGACGAATGTCCCCCGCAGGCGCGAGCAGCGTCATTTGCTGGCCCTCGCTGGGCGGACTGTGAAACTTGAGCGCCCCGGCGGTCTGCGAGTACGGGATCCAGGGCGAAAGGAAGGGTTCGCCGTCGGATCCGCCAAGCCGCAGACGGACCCGCTTGCGACTGGCGTCGACCGCTTCGACCGTTCCCTCGCGCATCGTATTGGAGAGACGACGCTCGACGTCGGCCAGGCGGCGCGACAGTTCCGCAAGCTCGCGCATGAGCTACTCCTCAGGCGGATCGATGACGCGATCGGCGTCGTCCCCGGCGATGGTGATCCTCGAAAGCAGAGGCGCGTCCTCGGACAAGGCCGCGTCGAACGGAGGCGCGAGGCCGATCCCCTCGACGCCCTCGCGCGTCAGGCCCAGAAGCCCCTGCGCGACCCGCCAGTCCGGCAACGCTTCGCCCGAGATCTCGGCCTCCAGGAGCGGAACTAGATCCTGCAGATCGGGCTCGCCCTGCAGGGCGTCGAGAACGCGCCGCCAGATCCCCTCGGCGGCCCGGCCGAAGCCCGGCTCGGGCAGGGGCTGGACCGTCAGGAGGAGCTGGCGCGCAGCGAACCGGACGCCTTCCTTGAACCCTGCGCCCCTTTGACATTCGACCTTGCGGACCCGGCCGATCATGGATCGCCAGAGTTCCGGCCAAGGCGAGCCGTCGGCCTGCAGAACGCGCAGAACCTGTCGCTCCAGCAAGTCGAGCTGCAGCTCTAGGCCCTGATCCGTTTCGGGGATGCTGACGGAGATCTCCGTCTGCGGACCGCCCTCGCCCTCGACCGTGCGCTCGACCTGATCAGCGACCACGATCTCGATCGAGATCTGCAGCGCGCGTTGCCCCGTCAGAAGATCGCGACCCTCGACCTGATCGGCCGCGAAGTCGTCGGTATAGACGACTAGGGCCGGGCGGCGCTGATCGGCGATCCTCTGATCGACCGGCAAGATCGCGGAATCTGAAACCCGGTCGCCGGCCATCGTTTGCCCCTTGAGGGACAGGACCGTCGCCAGGCGCAGGAACAGGGCCGCGATCGCCATCGTCAGCTCCTCCGAAGAACAGGGGCGTTGACGCGGTCGCCGTCGTCGGCGGCCGCGTCGAGGGTTTCAAACAGGTGGCCCGCGTTCGGACCCGTCTCGACCCGGATAAGGTCGCCCTTGCGGGGCCACTGATCGCGGGATGCGAACCCGGTTCGCATGAACGACGCCTCGATCCCGCCCGCCTTTAGCTGCAGATCGAAGTGACGCGCCCCGGCCGTCTGGCCGTCGGCGGGGCCTTCGGCTTCGCCCTCGCTGATCACGCCCTGCAGCTGCAGCACGACGTCGGAATCCGCAGAGCCCTTGACGTACGCCGAGCCTTCACGCGGCCGCAGGATCGTGACCAGCTCCCCGAAGAAGCCGTCGGCCGCCCGGTTCAATCGGGCGGCCGCGCTGGCCCAGCGGGACACCCCGCTTAGACCTTGCGGAGGGTGCGAAGCGTTTTCGGACGGGTGCAGAGGTTCAGTTCGTTCATCTGGATATCCAGATTGACGCCCTTCCCATTCGGCATCTCGTACTGCTTCGCATACAGGCGCCGCCCGCGGGTGTTCACGGTTTCGATGTAGTCCGCCGGCGCATGGTAGGTGCGGAACAGGCCGGGGACGCCCTCAGGGAACGAATGCCCGTCGTCGATCTCGACGAACCGCGCGTTGCCGACCTGGCCCCGGTAGTTCTCGAAGATCACGTCGGCGAACTCGAACGCGCCGAAGGACTCGCCGTTGGCCTCGATATAGCCCTCGCGCAGAATCTGCGCTTCGGTCCAGCCCTTGAAGGTCTCGCGAACCTCCTGATTGCCGAGGACGTGGTCGAACAGGTTGTCGCCGCAGAACACGCGGACCTTGCCGGTCCAGGACAGGCCGCCCAGCTCGGCCGCCTGGGCGCGAACCAGGGCCGCGCACCACTTGCGGAACGCGCCGTCGTCCTTGGCGGCCTTGAGAGCCGCGGCGTCGAAGTTCACGACGCCCGGCGCTGCGACGCCCATGGTCGTGAACAGGTTCAGCTCGGAACCGTCAGCGTAGGTGACGACGCCCTTGATCGCGCCGAGCTGGCTGAACTCCGTCGTCGCCGCCAGGTCCTGGCTGTGATCGGCGATCTTCTCGGCGACCTTGCCCATGACGGTTTCGAGTTCGGTTTCGGAGCCGAAGGCGCGAACGCCCTGGACTTCGTCGGCCATGACGGCGTCGTTCCGTTCGAAGTGCGGAACGCTGATCGGGATCAGCTTGCGTTCCTTGTCGGTATTGACGGCTTCGCCGGGAGCGCCGCGCGGGGTCGGAGCGACCAGCGACAGGCGCGCGCCTTTGGTTTCGATCACCGCCGTCGTGGTGGTGATCCCGTCGGCGCGGAACAGGCCGCTTTTCGAGATGCGGCCCGGGACGAACGCAAGGTCGTTCGCCGCGTCCGTCAGGTTTACGACGGAGAACGCGTCGTTATTGAAGATATCCAACATGAGGGTTGGTCTTTCCTAGGTTCGGTTGTTCGGAAGGGGCGGAGCGACGGGCGCTTAGCGGGCGATCAGGCCGTGCAGCGCCATTTGCTGCAGGGCCGTTTCCTTCTGCTCGGCCGTGACGCCGGCGGGCCAGGTGATCGAGTCCGCGATGATCTCCGCATCGCGCGCGATGGTGGCGATCGGGCGACGCTCGCCGACGGCCGTTTTCTCGGCATACAGCGGAAGGCAGGCCGCGATCTCCGTCCCGTCGTTCGCGGTCGGATCCCAGGCGACGACGGCCTCGCCGCCGGCGTCCAGGTCGACGACGATCTCGAACGAGTCCCCGACGACGAAGTCGGCCGCGCCGTCGGCGATCGTGAACTTGACGGCCTTGTTGAAGGCCGCGCCGACGTTCACCTGGCCGATCTCGACGCCCTCGGGATCATCGATCCGGAAGCGGCCGCCGTTGGCCGCCGCGGCGATGCAGATCGCCTTGTAAGCGCCCGGCTTGGCAGCGCGGCTGTAGGCGGGGTTCGCCAGCGTCAGAACGCCGTTTCCGGTGTTTCCGGCCACGGCGGCGGACGTCACCTGGACGCCGAGCGAGTCGAGGATGCGGGCCAGAGGCTGGCCGGGTTTGATGTCCTGTTCAGCGCCCAGGAACTCGGCGGCGCGCGAGCGCATGCCCTGGGCTTCGGACAGCACAAAGGCCGCCGCGACGCGGCCTGCAGTGAGGATGGTCATTTCGGGGTCCCGTATTCTGGGATTGAAGGGATCGCCGCAGCCTCAGGCGCGGCGGGTTCGATCGGACGCCTTACCGGGCGCCCGGGATACGCTTGTTCACGCTGGCGACGGCCTTCGACCAGCTGGCCTTGGCCTTCGACTGGTCGTTCAGTTTCGGCGCGGGTCCGCCCAGGCCGTCGCCCTGGCTTTCCTTACGCTCCAGGAACGACGCGGTCGGATCCGCGCCTTCGGAAGCGCCGCCGGCCGGGGCGACCTTGAGGAGCGCGATCGCGTCCTCGGCCGAATGCGCGGTCGAGAACGCCAGGTGCTGCGCCATGGCCTCGCGGCCGCGCGCTTCGTCGCTGGACAGGATCGCCTGGACCCGCGCATTCGCGGCGGCGACCGCCTTCGTCCGTTCGTCCGTGCGGATTTCGTCTTCGTTCAAGTCAGCCAAGGGGGGCTCCTGTGTGTCTGGCTGGGCGGCAGGAGCCGCCGGGGGGGTTGAGGCGACGGGCGTCGCCGGCGAAGCCCCGGCGGTTGCCGGTGCTGGGCCTGCAGCCGAGGTGGCCGCAGGCTTGATCGATTGGGGAGGCTTCCAGCCTTTGGCGTTGGCCAGGGCGACGATCCGCTCGGGCGCGCGGCCATACAGGCTGTAAGCGAAGGCCGTCGGCTCGGCGGCGTTGTCGTTGGCGGTCGCCAGCCGATCCGCGAACCCCTGATCGACGGCTTCCTGCGCCGTCAGCCAGGTTTCGGCCCTCATGAGCGCGCGCATGGCGTCCGGCTCGCCGCCCGTCTTTTCCGCGTAGGTCGCGGCGTAGGACGTGGCGAGACTTTCGAGCATGCGGATCGCCAGCTCATGATCCGACGACGTGCCCCAGGTGATGGTGGCGGGGTCATGGATCATGAACACGGATCCGAGCGCCATCTCGACGACGTCGCCGGCGCAGGCGATCAGAGAGGCGGCCGAAGCCGCGATCCCCTCGACGATGACCGTCACCCGGCCCTTGTGCGACGTCAGGGCCGCATGAATCGCCGCGCCTTCCGTTGCGATACCGCCGCCCGAGTTCAGGCGAACGACGACGTCTGTTCCCCGGCCGAGCTGGGCCAGCGCTGCGATGACCTGGCCCGACGTGAAGCCGTCGCCCCAGAAGTCGTCGCCGACCATGCCGGACAGGATGATCTCCCCGTCCTGGATTTGAACCGCCATGGTTCCTCCGATGAAAAAGGCGACCCGGGAGGGCTGCCTTGCAAGGATTGAGAGAGCGCTACGCCCCCGGGCCGCGCGGATTGAATCCGGCCCGAACCGCGTATCGAGCCCGGCGACCCTGGCGACGTTCGCAAGCCGCCTTGAGCTTCTGGATCTCGCGATCGAGCAGCTGCAGGTTTGCGCGCCCGAGTTCGACTTCGCGTTCCCGGAAGCGGACCCTCACTTCCGTCTCGCCGGCCAGGAGCTTGAAATAAGCCTCCTGCAGGCGAGGCCAGACAAGGCAGGGATCCGTCAGGTCAAGGCCGTCGAGCAGGGCCATCGTCATCCTCCAGGATCTTCGCGGGGTCCGGCGTCGGGATCGAGCCCGGCGGCGGGGCGTAGGGATCCGGGAGCCCCAGCCGTTCGGCCCGGGCCCGGTCCTGGGCGCGCTGTTGCTGCTCGGCGTCGGCGTCGAGGCCGACTTCGCCTGCGGCCGTCGAAGCCGACATGATCCCCAGATCCTTGACCAGGACCTTGAGGGCCATTGCCGTTTTCAGTTCGTCCGGAGACGGCTTGGCCGGGCCTCGCCAAGTCGCCCGGGAGGCAGCCGCGCGTTGCCTGAGGAAGCGGCTGTAACCGCCCGGGAAAGGCGTCAGCCCCCTTGCGATCCGCTCCTCTAGCCAGGCCTCGAACACCGCCTGCAGGAACGGCCGGGGGATGACCCGGCGACGCCTGACGACGACCGGCCAGTCGGACGCGATCCCCATCTTGATCGAGGAGAACGTCGCCCCCTGATAGTCGCCGGTGTACTTTTCGTACGACGTGCCGATGCAGCGCGCGATCTCGCGGTTCAGGTTCTGCGAGAACGGCAGATAGTTTCCGCCAGGCGTCTGCGCAGTCGTGAACTTGAGCTGATCGCCCGGGAACATGGTCGCGATCCGCCCATGCGTCCCCAGATCGATCCCGGAAGCCCCGTACCATTCCGCCCGGGAGGCCATGAGGGCGGCCATGCCTCCGGGGCCGGTCGGATCCGCCTGACCGCCGGAACCGGCCCCGAAGTCGCCCTCTGTCAGGAGGCCCTCAAGCGCTTCGGCCGGAAGCTGGGCGCTTTCGAAGGTGGCGGCGAAGATGGTCTGCAGAAGCGCCGTCGTCAGTGTGGCGTCGGCCAGTTGGTCGTACTGCCGCGTGACCTTGAGGGCGGGCGCGAACGGCGAGATCCCGCGCGTGGCGTCCGGATCGCCGTCGAAAACGTGAACGACCAGGGGGCGGCCGTCCAGGTCGCGCGCTGCGACGTCAAGATCCTGATCATAGCCGCCGACCTTCGTCCGGAAGCGATAGCCGATCGGCTGGCCGTCTCCGTCGAGGAATACGCCTTGATGAAGATCCTGCAGGTCGGACGATTGCTGCGACAGCCGGATCGGCGAGATCAGCTGAACCTTCGTCAGCATCGTCGCGCCGGGACGTTCCCGAAGCAGGATGCGGCCGACGCCCTCCCCGAAGGGCATGTACCAGCGGACCATGGCGTCAGCCATCGTCGCGAGGGTGGCCTTGCCGCGGGCGTCGCATTCCTGCGGACTGTTCGCGAAGGCGACGAACTCGCGCTCGACGTCCTCGGACCAGCTGTGCGCGAAGTCCTCGGACCAACGCAGGGCGCGATGATCCGGAGCGACGTTGATCGTCAGGCCTTCGGGCCCGTTGATGTCGGCGATCATCTGCTCGATCGCGCCGGTGATCCAGCCGCTGTTATGCGCGGCGTCGATCGCGCGGGCGGAAACGCCGGTCCAGGCCTCGCGGACGTCGTCGCGAGCCTGACGCAGGGCGGGCCGCCAGCCGCCGAGGACGTTCGCGCTGTCCGGCCGCATGTAGCGGGCGGTCGGGCGCCGGTCCTGGCGGGCCTGGCTTTCCTTGCTACTGAACAGGCGCTGCAGGCCGCTGAGCATGACTTACCTCCTGTTCAGGCGGGCTGCGATCTCGGCCAGGGTCGGCCGGGGCTTGCGGGCGGCGGCGGTGCGAACCGGGTTCGTATCCGGACGATCCGGCTGGGCGGGGCCAGGCCCCGGATCCGTCGGATTGTCGAGAACCGTCGCCGGCTGGTTCATGAGATCTTCCAGGTCGAGCTGGAGATCCTCGGGCGGGGTTTCGCGCTCCTCCTCCAGTCGCGACCAGGTCGCGTCGGGAAGGGTGCGGATCCCCAGACGGATCGCGGCGGCCTCGGCCTGCAGGTGCGTGTCGAGGCCTTCGTTCGCCTGGGCCGCGTCCTTGACCCATTGGTACACGGTGAAGCCCTGACGATTGCGCTTAGGCTTCCGACGCTCGGACGTCAGCTGGCGGAAGTAATCGTCCTCCAAACCCTCGGGCAGGCCGACATAACCCCGCTCCAGCGGATCCGCCTTCGCGAGATTGCGATACAGCGCCATCTTCAGGACGGACGTCGCGAAGTTATAGAACCGACGCGAGTATCGAAGCAGCTTGCCCTGGCGGTTGCGTTCCCGCTTCACCCTGGCGAACAGCGGAGCGGTTTCAGCGCCGACGCCGCGGACCATGATCACGCGTGTCGCCGGGTGCCGCTTGGCCCAGCTCCAGACGTCCTCGGTCCAGGCGTTGCCGTCGATCGCGGCCAGGTCGATCCCGATCCGCCGACCGACGAAGTTCGGCCAGCGCTGCTGCAGGAGATCGTCCAGCTTGGCGCGGCATTCTTCGTCGCTGATATGCTTCGGGATCACGCCGTAAGCGATCACCCAACGGCGAAGGTCACGGCCCCAGCCGACCAACTGCCATTCGACGCGGTCGTCCTGACAGTCGATCCCGAGCGTGATCAGGAGCGCGCCCGACGGGATCTGGCCCACCTTGTAAGAGCTTTCGGCCGCTCGATCGCGCAGCGTTTCCCAGGCGACCGCTTCGCCGGCCGCCTCATAGGCCAGCCCGCAGGTGTCGTTCAGGAAGGTCTGCTCGGCCGCCGGATCACCCTTGGCCGCCAGCCATTCCTGGGCGATCCGCGCGAACGACTGCAGGACGCTGTAAGCCGACCAGATCCAGAAGCTGCGATGATGCGCCTTCGCCTTAGCGTTTCGGGCCGTCCAGCGCAGGCGTTTCTTGATCTCGGCGCGGTGATGCTCCCGGATCTCGCATCCGCACTCGACGCAGGTGAAATGCGGGTCCTCGGGGTCCGCCTCGATCGTCGCCCGCATGTTCTCCCATTCCAGAACCTGGAATGCGTCGCAGTGGGGACAGGGAACTTCGGGGACTTCCTGCGATCCAGCTATGAAAGAGCGGGTGATCCGACAGCCCGGCAGGACAAGCGGCGTCGAGATCTTGAGGATCTTCGCGAACTCGAATGCGCGTGACCGGCTGTCGGCCTGGCGCTCCGGATCGCCGGCGGTGTTCATCTCCCATTTCGCCAGATCGTCCTGGACCTGGCGACGCATGCTGACTTGCGACAGCGAGGCGGGCGAGTTCGCGCCCGAGATCTGGATCGAGCCTCGCCCGTCCGCCCGTTCCTTGAACATGACGGAGTCGGCGCTGTCGCGGGACCGCTCTGGGAACAGCCGCGCCAGAGCGGCCGTACCGCGCAGCATCGGCTTGAGTTTCAGCCTGGACCAGCGCCGCCCGTTGTCGTCGGTCGGATGCGTGTACAGGAAGTCGCAGGGATCCATATGGAGCGATCCCAGCGTGAAGATGTTCGCCAGGATCGTTCCGCCCAGCTGGGCGGACTTGGACAGCGTCACAACGCGGCAAGGATCGTCCGGACTGGCGGCCCGCAGGATCTCGTCGAACTCGGGAAAAAGCTCCGGATTGTACGGCCCTGGGATCGGGCTTTCCCGATCACTGAACTTGATGTTGTCGATCGCCCAGGCGCGATAATCGACAGGCGGCGGCGGCTCCAGAACTTCGGCGACAGCCTCGGCGACCATGCGTTCCGGGTTCATGAGGTGGATCGACATTCGTCAGCCCTCCTCGCCCTGCGTCGCCTCCTCGGCCAGGTCCGCAGATCCGTCGTCAATTATCAGGAGCGGAAGCTCCTCGGCCTTCTGCCTGGCGGCGGCGGCGGCCCTCGACCTGAGGGCGCGGAACTCCTGTCGCAGGACGTGCGCGAGATCCCGCTGCGGGATCTCGAAATGCGTCGCCAGCGCCTGCGCCAGATCGGCGACCGCGCCGTCGAACACGTTGAGCATGCTCTGAGCAACGCCAAGGAGGGCGACCCTTGAATGATCAGCCCGGACGTACACGCCGCGGCGCGCGAGATCGTCCTCCAGCGCTTGCCGCTCCCGCCGCTCGGCGTCGTTCAGCTTGAGCTGTTTCAGGCGGTCCGCGACCGGATCCGAAGGCCCGGGCGAGGGCTGCGTCGGCGACGGTTGGCGCAAGCCGTCCTCGGCCCCGGCCAGCCGCGGCGCGTCGTCTGCGACGCGGTCAGTCAGCTGGGCGTCGGCGACCAATGACAACGCGCCGTCCAGGCGCGTTGTCAGGCCGTTTCCGAGGCGCTGGCCCAGATCTGTCCGCTCGCGCAGCTGGGCGCGCGCCGTCTCGATCCGGATTTTTGCGCTGCGCCCCTCGCCGACCAGGGCCTCGGGCCCGATCTTACCTTCCGCGATCATTTGCGAAACGCGGCCGGGCGAGACGCCGATCAGCTCGGCGAACTGGCCTTTGGTTACGATCGGATCCGCGACAGGCTGGGCCAGGAGGACGGCTTCGGCGGTCATGCGAAGCCCTCCTCTTTAGCCGGGGCTTTAGCTGTTTAGGCTCTGATTTTAGACTGCAACTGGCCAAGACCCGGACCGCAGCGGCGCCGCATACAAAACCGCCCCAGGGAGGACCCGCGATAGGGGGGGTGGTCGGCGCGGTCTAGGGAGAGCATGCGGGGCGGGGGGCAGACCCCGCTCTGCGGTTTCATTGCGCGCCCTTTAGCGACGCGCTCACCCGCGAAGATCAGCTGACGACCAGGCTCGCGCCGCGATACTCGCGCGCAGATCCTGGCCGTCAGCGCTCAGCTCCCCCGAAGGGACGGGGAGCGAGGCTGTCAGCCGAGCCGGGACAGCTCCCGGTCCAGCTCATGCGAAATGTCATCTCCCAGCCGGGCGTTCGCCGTGTCGAACACGTCGACGATCCGATCCTCGACCAGCTCTTTCGGGAGGGCCGGGCCCCATACCGTTTTGATCGGGAGCCTGGCGGCGCTAGTGCGGACGAACACGTTCCCCCGCATCCCGCCCTTCGTCAGGTCGACGCGGTCCGGCCAGCGGCCGCCGCGCATGAACGCCCCTTCGAAGCGCTGGAACCGGCCCCAGACCTTGGCCCGGACGCCGAACTTGAACTCGGCCCGTGTAAAGAACCGAAGCGGCAAGGCCGAGCCCGTCGCCATGATCGTGTACTTGAGCTTCCCCGATCCGCTTTCGTCGCCTCCCCAGGCGCGCTGCGCGACGACCTGGCTGCGAACGACCGCCATAGGCGCGGACGTCGACCGGACCAGCTCGCGCCGGACCTTCGTCAGCGTCGGATTGCCTGCGCGGTTCAGCGCCCGAGCCATGACCTTGCGGGCGCGCCCCTCGCCCAGAGCGCCCAGGCCGTTCGCGAAGCGAGCGAGAACCTGGTCGTTTTCCCTCAGCCGGACTTCCATTGGGATCGCTCCTGGAACCGGAGCGGCGCGCAGCGGTTAACCACGCGCCGCCGTCGGTGACACGACTTCGACCCTTTGGAGAAGGGGTGGGCGTTCTGGACCACTAGGCCCAATCATCGTCCGGAGTAGCGGACACGAAAAACCCGCCTCGGGATCCCCGGGCGGGCTCTGTCGCTTTTTCTGGCGATGACTGAATAGGGCCTCGATTCGGCCCCCTCCTCAAGTCCGATTTGAGCGTCCTGTTTAGGTCGCTGCGGATCTCTTTAGCCCCGCGTGAACCGGCTTCGACAGCACGTCGAGCGCGGCCTCGGCCGCCCGGATCAGGGCCTTCGTGTCAGCCTCCCGGGCATTGCCGCTCCCGCCGAGCGACCGGATCGTCCGCCCCTCGCCCGCGACCGCGCGCAGGACCCGCAGCTCGCGCGGACCCTTGCCGGCGACGGCCAGTTCGATCTGGCGCAGGCGGGCGAGGACATAGGCCCGCTGCAGCTCGGCCGCTGATCGTGCGGCCAGGCCCGAGGCGAACCGGCGGCTAGGCGAAACTCCGAGCGGGTTCAGGTTGGCGACCCGCAGATCGGCCGCCGCCATTTCGAACGCGATCCGATAGCTGCGCAGGGCGCTGTATTGGCTGGTCGACAGCTTCCCCGTCTCGAACAGGGTCGCGAGGCCGTCGCGGCTGGAGATCCGGATCGGCTTGTACACTTCGCCGCCGTCGACGCGCCCCTCCAGATCGGCCGCCGCGACCTTGCCGAGCTGCTCGCCGCGCTGCTCGGCCATGGTCGCCGTCTCGACGACCGCCCGCTCGGACCATGCGGCCTCCAGCTGTTCACGACGCAGGCGATCCGCCTCGGCCGAGCGCTCCCGGACCAGGCCGAGCGCTTCCCAGGTCGCCGTGCGAGCCCGGTTCGCATCGTCCAGCATCTGGGCCGGGATCTCCTCGCCCTGCTTGCGCAGCTGGGCGATCGCCGCGCTCAGTCGCTTGGCTTCGACGCGGGCGGCGCGCAGGCGGACGGTCGCCTCCTCGACGCTCGCCAGCGCCTTGCGGACCGGCTTCGACAGCTCCGGGGCGGCAACGTCCCGGTTCGCCTGAACGACCTTGCGGCGAGCCTGTCCGGCCTGGCGACGCCGGGCCTCGCGCTGGGCCCGGGCGACGGCCGTCGCCGCCAGCTCGACGCCGGCGACGTGCATCTCGCCGCTGACGCCCAGCTCGCGCTGAACATGGGCGACGATCGCCTCGGCGACGGCGCGGCGGCCGATCCCGGCGAGGCGGGCCGCGCTGTTCAGAGCCGCGACCTGGGCCCCGGACAGGATCGAGGGAAGCGGCTGGACGAAGGCGACCCCGCCGATCGACAGCACCTGGAACGCGCCCTTGGCGCTGGTCCCCAGGTTTTGGAAAGAGTTTTTATCTTGATTGATCATTTCTCAGATCCCGAAGGGAAAGGCAGAGCCGAAGGCAGGGAAGCAGGGGACGGACGGACGGACAGCACACAGGACAGGCGTGTCTCGCATGGGCGCAGCGGGCACATAGCGGCTAAGGCGGGAGGATCGTCCGTATCGTCCGTTCCGTCCGTTTCCCCAGCCAGATCAGGGGCTTGAGGGACGGACGATCCGGCGGCGACGGACGATCGATCGTCCGTTTTCGCGGCTCGGGCCGCCGCCTCCCCTTGCCGGGCGCGGCGGCATCGTCCGTTCGTCCGTTATCGTCCGTCATCGCCCGCCCCAATCAGTGGGGTCGTCCGAGAAGGTGTCCGCCGGGGCATGATCGCCCTCGATTCCGTCGCCGACGCCATCGGAAGCAGCATCGGTCCCCAGGCCCGACGATCGGGCGCGGTGCGCGGCCTCGGCCGCGTTCGCCTCGGCGGCGCGCTCCTCCAGGGTCTTGAGCCGGATCGGTCCGCGATACTTGAGCCCGGCGGCGTTCTTTCCCGCCACGCCGACCTGACGATCGCGCAGGGCGTCGCCGAAGGCCTTCGTACTCATGACGCGGTCGTTTCCGTTCTCCTCGCTCCAGTCCTGGAACGACTTGTACAGGACGCCTGACAGCTCCCGATCGCTCGGCTGACACGCGTCGCCGGTCAGACAGCATTCGGCCAGCCAGTCGCCGAACGGGCTCGACGCCCGGCGGTAATCCTCAAGCACCTGGTCGAGGCTGGCGGGCGGCTGCAGGCTCCCGGCGCGAAGCCAGTCGCCGACGCCCTCGATCAGCCAGTTCAGGATCCCGGCCTTCTCCTCGGCGAGCTTCTGCGGGAGCAGGCGATCGATCTGGTCCTTGGGAACCTGTCGCCGGAACAGCACCGGCCGGATCCGGCGCCAGATCCCATCGTCATCGCCCCGCGCGACCATGAAGCTGTTCATTTCAAAAAACAGCTTGGCCTTCGGTCGGAAGTTTATCGGCTTGGAATGCAGATCCCGCGCCGAGATCGGCGAGCCCGACGTCCAGGCCTTGAGCAGGCCTTCGTTCATCTTCGACCCGCGCTTCGGTTCGGACAGAACCGCGAGCCGCGTATCGCCGGACAGGGCGATCAGATCCGGCGCTGCGTCCGAGCCCGAGCGGATCCCGCCCTCAAGGAACGTGTCGGGCGAGGCGGCCAGGCCATAGGTCCCAACCGCCTCGCGACAGGCGTCCAGGATCGTCGACTTGCCGTCGCGGCCCCGGCCCTGGAACATGAAAAACACCTGCTCATGCGCGCAGCCCGTCGAGCCGTATCCGAGGCATTGATGCGCGTATCGGCGCTCGGCCGCGTCCGGAAGCGAGTCGGCGACGACCCTTAGGAACTGCGGCGCGGTCGCCTTGGGATCGAATGCGGTCCCGCAGACGCGCGTGATCCGGTCGGCTGGATCATGGGGGAGCAGCTCGACGTCGAACGCCCCCTCGGCGTCCGGCTCGGCCGGGGCGGTCCATTTCAGTTTGAGGGTCCCGTTCAGGACGTTCAGGGCGAACGGATCGGCGTCGAACGCCCCGATCTCGACCGTCAGATACGACTGCGCCTGGCGCAGCATGGCCGACGTCTTTCCGGCCGATCCGGCGTCGTTCGCGAACTTGTAGAAGTCCTTGGCCGGGACGTCGCTCGTAAGGTGCGAGAACAGGGACGGGAGCTGGTGCGCGACCTGGTGCGCGAGCTTGCGGGCCAGATCCTCGCCGAACTTCGTATCCCAATAGATCCCGTTGAAGCCGACCCAGCCGACGCCGAGCAGGTACAGCAGGGTCGAGTTCGTCGAGTCGACGACACCGCTGCGCGGGACCGCCCCGCCGGCGAGCAGGATCAGCCGCATGGCGTTTCCGATATCGTTCAAGGGGAAGGCGGCCAGGTCGCCCGGGCTCGGCCCGCCGCCGCCCTCGCGGACGCGGTCGCCAAACGCGGCCAGCTCGACAACATTGCTCGCGGCCATTTATGCGGCCCTCCCTTCACTGAAACCGGCCCCGGTCGAGGGCTTGAGGATGCGAACCGGGTTCGCACCGGCGCGCCGCCAGGCCTGATCGGCCAGCCCGCCGTAAAATCGCGCCGCGGCGTCGCCCTGCAGGACGAACCGCTCGGATCCGCCGAACGTCTGGCGGCCCTTGAACTCGGGCGATCGCAGATCCCCACGCACCGCCAGGAACACCGGCCGGACGCCTTCCAGGGTCCAGGGCGGATTGGCCGGATCCGCATGCGGCGCTCGCGGATCGATGCGCCCCCAGCGATCGCCCAGCGCCTCGCCGGCGAAGGTGCGCAGCGAGGGGGCGACGATCGCCGCCAGATCATGGCCGTTCGCCTGGGCGTTCTCGGCCAGCGTCCAGACGTCGACGAAGTCGATCCCGACCAGGAGCGACCCGTCCTCGGGAAGGTGTGTCAGCCAGCCGACGCGGCCGCGGGCTGGACCGACGAAGCGGGCGATGCGCGAGCCCTCCAGCGGGAGGATCGCCAGGGCGTCGGGAGCCTGGTTCCAGTTCAGGTCGTCCGGCGTCGAGATCAGCGGGATCAGAAGCGCCGGGCCCGTCAGATCCTCGCCGTACTCGCCGACCCCTACGGGCGCCGCCGCATGGGCGCGAAGCTGGGCCAGCGCTCCCGGGAGGCCGTCGGGATCCAGGCCGTGATGCGCGAACCATGAGCGGACGGCCCTGCAGTCGGCCGAGCGCGCGCCGTCCCAGAGCCGCCGGGCGGTCTGGATCTCGCCGTCCCAGAGCCGCCGGGCGGTCTGGATCTCGCCGGCGGCCTGCGCGGCCGTCTCGGCGGGCTTGGACGGCTCGCGCGGTCCCGCGCTTCGGAATGTCTCGGGCTCGGGCGCGGACTTGGGATGCGCAGCGCCCTTTTCCATGCCGCGCACGACGGCGCTTTCGACTTCCTTGCGCGTCCAGGCCCCCTTGGCGGCCGTCATCTGCAGCCCGGCGGCGATCAGTTCGTCGCGGGCCTGCGCATGCTCGATCTCGCCGCCGGCGACGTACGCCCCGATGAAGGCGGCGTATCCGAACAGGGTCGACTGTTGCTGGCCCGGCTGGGCCTGGGCGACGGTCCTGCAGGCGGTCCGCAGCGTCGCGGCCCCGAACCTGGACGTCCCGCCGATCGCCCGGAACTCGCGAGGCCTGACGGGCTCGGACGACGCCGCCGGCGCGGGCGGACAGACCAGCTGCAGAAGCCAGTCCGGGGCGTTCGCAAAGGCGCGATCGCGCGGCGATCGGCCCTCGGACCAGGCATAGACGCGGCCGGACGGATGGATCGACGGCGGGAGGACGATGTATCCGCCGGTCCCCCGGACGTCGATTCCGCGCCCGATCTTCCCCGCCGAGTTCCGCACGTCGAAGCGCGGATCCCAGGCGAAGCAGAGATGACGGCCCTTGCCCGTGCCCTGCTCGACGGTTTCGGGCAGATCGCCATGCACGGCGATCAGGGCGGCGAGATCCTCCTCGGCCTCGGGCCCGTCGAGATCCAGAACCCAGAAGCCCGAGATCTCGCCCGTCGCGCAGGCCACGTTGCAGGACGGGTTCGCCCAGATCCGCGCAGGAAGGCGCTCGCCCTCGAACTTCGGATCCCGGATCGGAAGGTCCGCCCGTCCGGCCCAGCGGTCGGCCGCGACGTCGGCGTCGGCCGAGGCGGCCAGGAGGCCGGTCGAGAACGGAAGCGGCTTTTTCTCACGCTCGCGCAGCGGAAAGACTGCGATTCCGAGGCGCGCGTACGCCTGGGCGGCCGCTGCGAAACGCGGGCCGGTCAGGGGGCGGATCTCGGCGCTCATGCGGCGCGCTCCCGCTCGGCGACCGTCAGGCCGTCGAGGTTGCCCCATTGAGCAGCCATGGCGTCCGCGATCCCCTGGAACGTCTTAGATCGGAAGGCCCAGCGGTTCGGCCCGGGCGGCGCGCGATGGATCGCGGACCATGCCTTGTGTTCGGCCGTCCCGGCCTTGGGCGGCGTCAGCCTGTTCGTCGGGACAAGCGGCGGGAGGCCGCGCAGGTAGAGTCCGGTCCCCTTGAAGGCCTTCTCGCCAAACCACCACGGCTGAACCGTCTGGCTGGCTGGTTCGAAGTTCGCGATCCGCGCCTTGGCGTGACGGTGCATGACCGGGTTCTCGACCGCGATGCGCGGGATCTTCGCGTTCCAGCATGCCGAGAACAGCGCGGCCCCTTCGTCGAGCAGCCGCCACATGATCGTCAGCTGCTCGGCCTCGCTCATGCCCGGCCAGCGTCGCTGTTCGTCCTCCGTCGCCATGTTCGGCGCATTCTTCGGAGGCCGGTTCAGCCAGCGGACGCCCGAGTTACAGAGCCGGGTGCAAGGCGGGTGCATCACCGCGAGCAGGTCCCAGCCGTCGCCCAGGACGTCGCGGATATCGCCGATGATATGGCGGTTCGACCGATCCTCGGCGGGAAGCAGATCGCAGGACCAGACGTCGTGTCCGAGCGCGGCGAACGCGTTGCGGACCACGCCCGAGGTTTCGCATCCGATCAGGATTTTCATGCAGCGGCCCTCACGGCTGCGAACTGCAGATCGCTCGGCCGCGTCAGCCGGGCCTTCGCGCCCGGGGCGATATCGATGACGTAGGGATGCGGAGGCCGGACCCGGGGGCCGACGCCGGGTTTCAGCCAGAGGAACCAGGCATAGGCGGCCGCCGACGCCTGATCGGGATCCCAGCACCCCATGACCAGGGGGAGGCGCTCAGAGAACGGCGCGACCGCGTGATACCGACATTCGCCGTAAAGCAGCGCGTGGCGTTCCTGGCCCTCCAGGAAGGCCAGCCGGACCAGCATCGCGACGCCTCGACGCGCCCGTCGATACGCCAGCCGGACGAAGTCCTCGCAATGGTCGAACGGCGGATTGGTGACGATCCAGTCGGCGACGAACGGGGCCTGATCGTCGGGATCCCGGACGAAGTCGAAGATCCGATGACGGCCGTACTGGACGAAGTCGGACAGATAGACGGCGTCGAAATAGTCCTGCAGGCCGTGCGCCATCATGCCGGGCCCGCAGGCGCATTCCCAGGCCGTGCGCGCGCGCGGATCCAGCTTGCGGATCAGCTCACCGCCGACCCGGCCTCCCCAAGGGGCCGTGGGGAACAGATTCACGGCGTCGCGAGCCGGGTTGACGTGCGCCATGGTGGCGCTCAGGCCGCGCGGTTTCATACGAAGGGCTTTCCGCCCGACGGAGACTTCCCGGCCTTGGCCGCCTTGTTCCGCTCGCGGATGATCCAGTCGCGAGCGGTCGCCTCGGCCCGCAGCCGATACGCGTCCGGCTCGACGCCGGGCCGGTGCGAATGTCCGAGCGACAGCCGGATCTTGACCGGAAGGGCCGCCCAATGCGTCGCGCAGGCCCAGCCGAACCGCGAGGCGACGTTGCCGCAGCCCGGCCATTTGCAGTCGCTGCTCATGCGGAAACCCCGAGGGTCGGCGTTAGCGGTCTGACTTTCCGGAAGGGTGACGCGGCCTGACGCTGCATCACCACACCGCAAACGTCCTCGACGATCCTTGAGAGATCGACATTCCAGCTGAGCAGCGCGCTCCCGTGGGAGGCGGCTTCCTGGCGACCGTTGTCGCGCATCACGCCGAAGCGCAGCCGTGCGTCGATAAACAGGACGCTGTCGCAGCTGCGCAGCGCGAGCTGAAAGACCTTCGATTCGGTATGGGCCGGGATAAGCAGAACGACCCGCGTCCGCGTCCCGGCCTCGACGCACCGCTCGACCCAACGCTTGCGGGCCTCGCCATAAGGGGGGTTCACAAAGATCGACGGCGCATCCCAAGGAAGCGACGCGCCATCTTGCGGGAGGCAGTAGAACCGATCCGCTCCGGTCGGATTATCCGGGTCTGTGCAGGGATCTAGGCCGATCCCGCCCAGCAAGCGGCGGACCGGCTCCAGCACATAGGCCGGCGTGGCGAGCGCTTGGCGAGGGTGATCGTCGGATCTCCGTCGTTTCGCGTTGTCGAACCGATGCGACGCGCTCATGCGGCCCGCTCCCCGGCGCGCGTTGCGATCCCGGGCCGCATGCGGGTATCCGCGCCGAGCAGGGCCGCATGCCAGTTCGCCAGCCCCGCCGCCGTTGAAATGCAGTGATGCAGCGCCTTGGCCCGGTCGCCGGCCAGAGCGGCGGCCAGCGCCTTCCCGGCCAGATAGCCGATCAGGCAGAACCAGTCGGACGGCTGCTTTCCGGCGTCTTGTTCGGACGGCCAGCGCTCGCGTTGATGCGCCGCCTCGCGGACGACACCGGACGCGAAGTCGACCAGCTCGGGCGCATTGAGGAGATCGACCAGGCGGGCGACTTCCGCCTCCAGTTCGGCGACGCCCTGGTCGAGGCCGAGGACGCAGGCGCCCGACTGGATCCCGAAACGCTCCTCCGTCAGGACGCAGGAGATCCGGCGGCGGCATTCGCGGCCGCTGTAGCTGTTCGCGACCGGATCGAACTCCCGCAGGTGCAGCACGTCGTCGACGGCGAAGTGACGATCGTTGAACCGGACTTCGAACGGTTTGCGGCCGCTTTCGACGTCGTCGAAGTACGCGGGCCAGATCTTGATCTCATGAACGACGCTCACGCCTCGCCCCCGCAGATCCGGCGGGCGACGCGGCCCAGCCTCCAGGCGAGGGGGCGGCGGCCGAGGCCGAGGACCCGGAAGCCCTCGATCACGGCCTCGGCCTGGTTCACCGCGTCCTGCAGGGCGTTGTGATGGATCCCCTTGGCGCGGTTCGGCGCGATGCGCGCGGCCGCATAGATCGTCCGGGTGCAACGCGTGTTCCAGAACGACCAGGGCGCTCGGCGTCCCGCCATGCGATAGGCCGCGCCGAGCAGGGTTTCGTCGAAGTTCGGACCATGGGCCCAGAACTCGGCCCCGCCGACCATGCGCCAGAAGGCGTCGAAACGATCGAGTGCGACCGTCAGATCGACACGGTCCGGATCCGTCAGCACGGCCTGGGCCTCGGCGCTCTGGCGCGACCACCAGCTGCGCGTGGCGGGATCCTCCCGCAGGCCCAGCCGCAGGCATGAAGCGAGATCGATCGGTACGTACAGCTGCGCGCCAAGCGTCCCCTCGACGGGGTCGAACACGGTCGCGCCCAGCGACACGATCGCCGAGCCGGGCGTCGTTCCCATGGTTTCCAGATCGACCATGACATGCGAGCGCCGGGCCAGACGGGGACGCCGAGCCTCGATCTGGCGAAGTTCGGATCCGATCTGGGCCAGCCGGGTCTGCGCATGGGCGACGACGGCTTCGCGGCGGGCGAGCGCATACAGTCCGTCGGCCCTCGGCCGAAGCACGATGCGGCCTCGCGACAGACCCTCGCGCAGGCTGGCGTCCAGCGTCGGGAGCAGCGAAACGAACTCGCCGTCGCGCAGGCCGTACAGCCGGGCGAGGCGACGAACGCCGACATAGCAGTCCTGGCCATCGGTACGGCTGCGGATCCAGCCGGGCTCAAGAGCGAAGCGGGCCTCAAGCATGGGCCGCGCTCCCGGCGGCGCGCCATTGATACTCGGCGAACCGGGGCGCGTCGGCGGGCATGGCCTCGACCGCGATCCGGGTCTGCGGGTCGAGACGGCGCTCGCCGATCCAGACCAGGACGCGGCGGTCGTCGGACAGCTGAACGTGCGAGGCATGGCCCCCGCCCCAGGCCTGAAAACTGCGCAGGACCATGGCCTCGCCCGGCCGGATCGGCCGGTCGGCGACTGGCGCGGGATCCTTGGGCGCGGTGAAGCGCTCCTCGCCGTCGGCCAGCGCTTGAGCGAGGCCCCGGACGCCTTGCGCCGCCCGGGCCGCCGCGTCGTTCAGTTCGGCCAGGCGCTTCTGGACCCGGGCCAGTCGCCATCCCATCGTCTGGGCGATCGACGGCTCGGACATTCGGGCCGCCTGCATGGCGAGCAGGGATTGATCGTCGATTTTACTCACTGAGACGCCCCTTGCGTTCGATGATTTTGCGGGAGCGGGTCCCCGACGGACCCGCGAGGGTTCGGCCGTCCGACGGTTCAGCCGTCGATATCGGCCCTGACGCGCCGCTCGGGCGGATCGGGATCGGCAGTACGGGCGGCGCTCGACGTCAGCGCCTCGACCTGGCCGATCATGCCGAGCAGCTCGGGCAGGAGATCCCGGCGCTTGCGGACTGTCCCGTCGACGAAGGCGCGCGACAGACGGACCAGACGAACGCAGGGGTTCGACGGCGAAAGGACGCCGATCACGACGGAGAGGCGGGCCGCTTTCTCAGCCTTGGCCAGCGCAGCCGCAGCCTGGTCGGGAGCCTCAGCCGCCTTGCGGGCCTCCCGGGCCAGGCGACGCCACGGCGCAGGATCGACCACGGCCGGGACGGTCACTGGACGGCCTCAAGGACTGGAGCGAAGTCCGACCATGCAATCGGATTTTCAGTTTCCGCCGTCGCCTCGATCAGAAGGCGCTTGCGATTATCATTGATTCCCCGGCCGTCCTTGAGCGCGGCTCGCCAGCGATACACCGTCTCCAGCGCCAGACCCGGTTGTTTTTCCGCGCATTTTTCGTGAACGACCTTCACCGTCAGGGCGTCGATCTTTTCGATAGCAATCATTTCACCGGTCGCTTAGTTTGCAGATTATGCAAAACACGGCTGAACTGATTTGCAGAGAGCGTCAATCGCCACGTTTTGCGACTTCTGCAAAATTCCGGCGCATGAGCCCTCGCGCCGTTACAGTCCTGTCGCCCGAAGCCCGCGAGCTTTCGGAGCTGGTTTCCCGCTCAGGCCGGAACCAGAAAGAAACCGCCGACTATCTGACGCGTCGTCTCGGACGTGACGTCACGAACGTTCACGTCTCCCGCTGGGTAAACGGCGGGGTCAAGGTTCCTGTGGACGTTATGGACGCGATGCGGGAGCTGGCGGCCCAGCCCGCAGAATCTCCGCCGGTCGTCAGCGCTATGACCGATTCTGACGCAGTGGTCCCGCTATTTGGCTACGCCAATGCGGCGGGAGCGGTGCTTAGGTTGAATGAGGATCAGCGTGTCGGGGTCGTCCCCATCCACCCCGCCCAGCGGGGATCCCGGTCCGCGTTCGCGTTCATCGTGTTCGGGGAAAGCCTTTCGCCGCGCCTGTCGCACGGCGAGATCGCCTATGCCGTTCGCGGCCGCATGCCCGCCCGGGGACAGCCCTTCCTCCTGGAGCTGAAAAACGGCGACGTCCTGGTCAAGATCTTCGACACGATGGACGACCGGACGCTGTTCGGACGACAGCTGGAGCCGAAGAAAGATCTGTCCTGGCCCCTGCGCGAAGTCGAGGCCATTCACGCCGTCGTCGGCGTGTCGTTCGGCAGTCAGTGAGGCGAGTTTGCGCCGGGAGGATCTTGACCACCTGATCCGGTCCGGCTGGGGCCGGTTCACCGCGGGGCTTTTGGCCATGCTTTCCCTTGCATGGATGGTCGGTGCCAAGTTCACCGGCGTGATCGATTGGGAATCGACGATCGCATTTGTGGGTGCCGTGCTGGCTTGGGCCTACAGCTGCATTCCCAATGACCCGCCGCGCGAGGCGGCGACTGCGTCGCCTGCGCCAGCGCCCGGCCGTCGCGGCGCAGCCGCCGTTCCGGAACCGCCGCCCGAGAAACCGCTTGTTCCTGACGCGCCCGTCGCTGACGTCGCCCGCTATCTGCGGGAGGAAGCAGGGTTCGCCAGCGCCAGCGACGACCAGATCGGCCGGACGATCGTCGATGTCCTGGCGAACCCGGGGCTCAAGGTGAAGGGCTGGGTCAGGGACAGCGAACACAGCGCCCTCGTGGCGCGGTCGATCTCTTTCTGGAGCGAGGCCCGGCTCGACGTCCGCACGTCCCTGGCATTTGAGCCGATGCTCTATGGCGAACCGCTTCCGAACTACGATCCACACCTGAACTGGAACCAGGTGCGCGCCGTCTGGCCGAAGAAGCCCTAACCCTGCCCCTGTATCAGCAGGCGCCCGCCTTCTCGGCCCCGTAACGCGCCTGCTCGGGCGTGTACCTGTCGCCCGCGCTGGACGACAGCTGGTCGATCAGGCCGGCGCAGGAGAAGCCGCTCATGCTCAGGTACTGCGCGGCGGATCTCGCGGCGTTCTCGTTCCAGTCGGCGTCGAGGCTGTCGACCGCGACCGTCGCGTCCTCGACGCTGTAGCGGTCGCCATAGTCGGACGACAGCTGGGCGATCAGGCCGGCGCGCGAGAAGCCCGTCATGCTCAGGTACTGCTCGGCGGATCGGACCGCGTTGCGCTGAGGTCCCGTCAGGCGAGGGCCTTCGGGCTCGGGAGGGCTGGCCGCTTCGGCCGGGCCTGACGCGCTGGTCGCTTCCGTTGAAGGCCCCTCTGCGCCGCACGACGCGAGCATCGCCGCTCCGGCAAGCACGGCCGCCGCAATCAGTCCCGGACGCGTCATGGTTTCCCCCTTTGCGATAGCGTTCCCTTGGGCGTACCCGTAACGCGCGCGCCTCGGATGGCAAGTCGGAAGGCTCTCCCTTGCGCCCCGGTCGGTCCGCGCGGACTGCAAACCGCGTGAAACTGAGCGGTAACAGGATTGCGTAAACTGCAAATCTTGGATTGACACTTTCTGCAAACTGACGCTTGTCTGCGTCCGACGCGAGCATTTCGCGGGTCGGAGACAACGTGATGTTTAATCAAGCGAGCGACCCCCTCGCTGCAGGCGACGCCGGCGGCCGGACGACTTCCCATCCCCTCGATAGACGGGCCGGAGCGCTGATCCGCCGGCGGCGGACTGAACTCGGACTGACGCAGACCGATCTCGCCCAGCTCTGCGGCGTGACGTTCCAGCAGATCCAGAAGTATGAGCGCGGCGCGAACCGCGTGTCGTACTCGCGCCTGGTCCAGATCGCCCGCGCCCTGCAGGTGCGGCCGGGCTGGTTTTTCGAAGGCCTCGACGGCGAGGACCAGGACGAAGGCCCGGACGCCGCGACGACGCTCATGGGATCCCGCGAGGGGCGAACGATCGTCCAGGTGCTCCCCCGCCTCGACGCGGCCCAGCGCCGTCTGGTCGCCGATCTCGCCGCCAATCTGGCCGGCCAGTCCCCGGTGGCGGCATGACGGCCGCCCCGATCGACGCCGAAGCCGTTGTCGGCGATTGGGATCCCCGGACCGGAACCTTCGCGATCTCGGCCGAGCAGGCCGCAGCGACTGCCAGCCAGCGGCTCGCGCGGATCCGCGAGCGTCAGCGGCTGCAGCGCAGCGCGGCCGACGCCGCCGTCGCTGCCGGGATCGTCCAGATCATTCCCGCGCGCAGGAGCTGGCGGTCGCGCCTGTCGCGCTGGCTGGCCCGCCGATCATGAGCGCGATGGCCGCCCGCTATGCGAACCCGGTTCGCATGCCCGAGCCCGAAGCACGTCGGGAGGACGATCGCAGGGAAGCCTTCGCCTGGATCACCCCCTTCGCCCTTCTGGGCGATCGTCCGATCTCGATCCTCATGTTCGGCAAGGGGCCCGACGCAGCCGTCCGCAGCCTCCTGCGGACCCTCCGGATCCCCGCCCGGGATCTGCAGGCGCGCGCCCAGATGATCGGCGACGTGGCGATCCTGCGGCGCATGCCGCCGGACGTCGCCCGCGAATACGGCCCCGACACGATCCAGCCGGTCGCCTTCGTCGACGGCTTTTCACAACACGATATCGCCGAGTCCCTGAGCTGGATCAGCCGGGAACAGGGCGCCTGAGGTTCCCATGAGCATCACACTGACACCCCTTGCGGTCGAAAGCCGCCCGGTCCTTGAGGCGCTGCAGAGCGACCAGGTTCCGGACACCGTCAACGGCCTTGCGAAGCTGCTCGATCGCGACCCGTCCAACCTGCGGCGCAGCCTCAAGGGGCTGACGGCCGAAGGCTGGATCCTCGCTTCGGCCGAGACTGGCCGGCCGTACGTCCTCACGGACGCCGGGTCCCAGGCGCTGGCCGGGATGCGGGTCGCAGAGGGGGCCGCGAGCGCGGGCCTCCCGCCGCTGACGCGCGAACAGATCGCCCCTGATCCGGACCAGCCGCGCAAGGCCTTCGATCCGGACGCCCTGCAGGAGCTGGCGGAAAGCATCGCCGATCGCGGCCTGCAGCAACCGCTCCTGGTCCGCATGACCGGCGACGGCTCGGCCCAGCTGGTCGCGGGCGAGCGCCGCTGGCGCGCGATCGGCCTCCTGATCGCCGCAGCCGATCCGCGTTGGCCGGCTGATCGCCACGTCCCCTATCATCTGAGCGCCCAGGCGGACGCGGCCGAGATCCTGGCCGACCAGGTTGTCGAGAACGTCCAGCGGGCGGGCTTGCATCCCCTTGAGGAGGCCGAGGCTTTCCAGACCCTCAAGGCCGAGCATGGCTGGGGCGTCGGCCGGATTTCGAAAACCGTCGGAAAGACCCGTCGCTTCGTCGAGCAGCGCCTCGATCTGCTTCTGCTCACCCCGGCCCAGCGCGACCGCATGCGTCTCCCCCGCGATCACGCCGACCACCTGACGGCGTCGCGGGCGCGGGAAATGATCCAGCAGCTGCGCCAGATCTCGGGCGCAGCTGCAGAGCAGCGCGATATCGAGGAGATCGCGCCCGGCGAGGGCGTCGCCGCCGTCTCGGCCGACGCCGAAGCCGCCGCCCGCAAACCGAAGCTGACGGCCCGGGAACTCATGGTCCTGGGCGAGATCGCCGCCGCCGCAGCGGCCCGGCCGTCCGCGCGGTTCCCCGATATCCCGGGCCCGATCGTCGACGTCGACTTCGCCCAGGCCGTCGCGGACGCCGGGCTGCGGAATCTGGACCAGTCAGGGCTGGTCGCGACCCTCCTCGACGCAGACGCCGAGGGAAGTTTCGGCGGGGCCCGGGTCGAGGATCTCGGACACCTTCGGCTGCGCCTTGAGAACCTTCACCCCGCCCACAATCCGCGCGCCCTGTTCCACCTGCGCCGCGAGGCCGGGATCTCGGCCGACCAGGCGCGCCAGCTGAACGCCCTGCAGCGCTGGGCGACGCCGTTCCTGAACGCGGCCCACACGGCGGCGACGGCCGACGCCAATCCGGCGACGCCCGAAAGCGCCCCGGCGAAGATCGCCCCGGCCCTTCCTGACTATATCGAACGCTGGAGCGCACCCTTTGCCGGCCCCGCTGGCCACCAGCCGTACGGCGCGCAAAAGGGCAGCGATTGGCATAGCCCGGCCGAGCGCCTGATCCTCCTAGAGCTGGCTGATAAGTGCCTCGCTGAACCGGAGACGATCGAAGGCCAGGCGGGATGGACGATCATCGGCGCAGAGCCGACGAAGGCCGACTTGGGCGGCCTGCATGGCGGGATCGTCGAGCTAGGCTCAGTTCGACGGCTCTTTTCGACGAAGGCCCAGCCAGTCGCGCGCCTTCATTTCTCGGCGGGAACTGCGAACGAGAGCGGCGGGATCCATGGCGCGCTGACGCGCCTCGGCTTCTATTCCGACCGCCAAGGGGCGCTTGCTCAGGCGCGACAGGATGCGGGGTACAGCGGCGAGGATCTCCAGATCCTCGAACAGGGCGGCCTTTATGCGACGCCTTGGCTGAACGTCGCGAAGGTCGAGGAGCCTAAAGCCGCCCAGGCCGGCCAACGGATGGAATGCCCGGTCGTTAACCCCGCATGGCGCCTTCCTTGGATCACGATCCAGGAGCTGCAGGATACGGCCGGCAATGTCGGATATCGCGCGCACGTCCGCCACGGATACGCCCAAACCATCGAGGCCAGCGAGTACCTCCCGAACCCGCCGCTCGCCCTGGGACGCGTGGCCGAAGGTCTGCAGCGTCGATTCCGTGCCTTGCTCCCGGCTGACGTCATGGCCTGGCTGGACCAGCTGCAGGGCGAACACTTCGTCAATGGGATAGACTATTTCAGCGCCGCTAGGGCGTCCGAGGCGAGAGCGAAGCTCGCAGCGGGAGGCGACCCCGGCTATCCGGTCGTCCAGGCCGAGGGCCCCGAAGTCTGGACCCAACCGCCGTTCGCAACCCCTGGCGAGGCGGACGACAACAAAGTCCTCGGCGATCTGACGGAGCCGCAGATCCGGATCCTGAGGGAAGTCGGTCACGCGCTGGAGGCCTCGGCCGCCGGGCTGGGCGAGCCGGTCGCGGTCGGTCAGTACTGGCTGGACGCGGACGCGGTCGCCCTCTGGAAACGCGCGCCGGATGCGCTGCTCCTGTTCAGCGCCCAGCCGGGCGAGCCCTGGACGGTCCAGCTGACGGAGGCGGGTCGCAACGTCGTCCGGCTTCTGAACGCGGAAATGGATCCGCTGGCCCTTGCGATGCGGATCGACCGGGAAGGCTATTCCTGCGCCTGGCTGCGCCCTGTCGAGACGCCGATCGGCGAGCAGCTGGGCGAGGCGGCCGAGGCCGAGGACGTCGCCGAGGAGTCGCAGCTCCTGATCGACGTCCGCGCCGAGATCGCCGCCGGCGCGCCGGATCCGGAGAAGCTGTTCCGTCTGGTCGGCCTGGTCGGCGACTTCGCGGCGGGCGGCGACGCCCAGATCACCCTGACGCCCCACGGCGGCGGACGGATCGTTGAACTGGCGGTCGCGGATCCGGATCGGGCCGAGCCCGAGGATCTCGCCATCGCCCGCGCCGAGCTGATCGCCTTCGCCCTGAACGCCCTCGCCCGAAACGTCGCCGACGCCCGGGAGGCCGCATGACCGCCCCCGCTTTCAATCTCGACGACTACGCCGCCGGCCAGGGCGCGCTGCGGTCGGCCATGGTCGCGGGCCTTTCGACCCTCCCTCCGGACCACCACGCCGGGAGCTTCACGATCGGGGCGTTCTGCGCGCTGGTCCGGCTGATCTGGGATCGCAGAGATCCCGGATCGTCGCGCGATCGCATTGCGTCCTATCTCACCACGGTCGCGGGCGACGTCCTGCGCGACGCCGAGGGGCGGGTCGAGCCGCCGTCGCCGCTGCAGTCGATGATCGAGGGACTCGAGTCCGCCGCGATATGCTGCGCGCCTCGGGACGATCAGGGGCGCGTGATCAAGGATCGCGACCTGACGCTGACGGCGCTTGCGGCCGTGGCGGCCGACCTTCTGGCCGAGGAACAGGACCCCGCCGTTCGCGCGCAGACGGCCGCCCGTCACGGTGCCCTGATCGCCGATATCCTCAGGGCCGCGGCGGAAGCACCGACCCCGCCCCGTCCGCCGTTCCGGCCGCGCATCGTCGGGGGCTGGCAGGCATGAACCAGGCTCGACCGACCCTCGACCGGGCGCTGATCCGCGCCCAGCTGCAGCTGCTCGCCGACGCGGGCCTGTCGACGGCCGGGGCCGCGCTCCTGCTCGGCGTCACGCGAAATACCGTCATCGGTCGCGCCCGGGACTGCGGCGTCCGGTTCAACGGCCCGCGCCCGAAAACCGGCGGCTGCAATCGCGAGCAGGCCCTGCGCGGCTGGGCGACCAGACGGGCGCGCAGCCCGATCGCGGCGAACGACGCCGCCCCCTTTTCTCTAACCCGCAAGGAAACCCGACATGCGTGAGATCATCGACGCCGCCGCTCAGAAAGCCCTCGGCGGCCCCGTCCCCTCGACGATCAAGGTCAAGATCGATCCCGCTCTGCGCGTGATCACGATGATCGGCCCCATGGCCAGCGGCAAAACCCGGATCGCGCGCGCCGTCCCAGTTGAAGCGCGTCGGGGCTGGACCTGCCTCACCGGGACGAACGATCGGGAGATCCGTCGCCAGTTCAACAACGAATGGCTGGCCGATCAACCGCCGGCCGGTCGTGGAAAGTACTTGGCCGACTAGATGCGCCCGCCCTGGAGCGAAGCGATCCCCCTTCTGGCCTCGGCCGGCTTCGCCGCCGGGCCTCCCCCGAAACCTGACACCCCCTGGAGTCGACTCATGAAAGACCAGATCGATTACGCCTTCCTGACGCGCGTTGACGCCGTCGCCCGCCCCGTCGCCTTCCCCTCGATCGACAAGCTCGCCGCCCATATCGAGCGTCGCCGCCAGGACCGGACGATCATCCTTGAGCAGATCGAGGACATTCACGAACGCCGCCGGATGGCCCAGGGCGACAGCCCGCCAGCGCCGCAGGGCCTTCGCGATCGCGGCGTCCAGATCTTCACCCTGCTCCCCGACGGAACCCGCGACCGCTCGCTCGGCTTCGCCTGGCTGCGGGGCGGCGGCCGCGAGCGGCTGCAGGACGCCCTGACGCGCGTTGGGATTCGGTCCGGCCGAGATCCTCGCCGGGCGGTGATGGCATGAGCGGCGATCAGGTTGGCGGGAACGAGCCCTCGCTGTTCGATATCGCTTGGGCGGCAACTGGTCGTCAGTACGGCCCCGACGCGCTCGAAAACGTGCGTCTCGGCTGGGACCTGGCCCATAGCGCGGCCCCAGCTCAAAGCTACACGCTGACAGCGCTCGCCCGCGACATCGAGAACGCTCGGGATGCACTAGAGGCGGCCGAAACCCGGTATCTGAAACGCTGGGGCTGGAACCAGACCTGCAACACGCCAGGCTCCTACTGGCTTTGGCAACGCGACTTCGCAGCTGAGGATAAGGCGCGTCACGCGGCTTGGGCGGCCGCTGGGCCCGGCCCCTACGGCATGCCGTCCGAGCCCCGGCCTTACGGCGTCATCACGGCGGGCCGAGATCTCGCTGTTTCCATGACCTTGCGGTTTCTCGACTGTCGGCCCGAGGATCAGGGCGGCGACGATGACTGAGCGCGACAAGATCTGCGCCCGGATCCGGGCCTTGCGCGCAAAGACGGTCGCTGCGGGCTGTACGGAGGAGGAGGCGCTCGCGGCCGCCGCGCTCGCGGCCCGGCTCCTGCGCGACTACAATCTGACGCTTGAGGAGGCCGCGCTGCGCGAGACGCCGTTCGCCCGTCATAGCGAGCGCCACGTCGACGCGGTCGGCCGTCAGCTTTGGAAAGTCGCCGGCGCGATCGCGGACCTGGTCGGCTCGACCTACTGGACGTCGCCCGCCGGGGTTCACCCCGTCCGCGTCGACTTTTTCGGCTTCGCCCATGAGGTCGAGATCTCGGCCTATCTGCTCGGGATTTGCGCCCGCGCGATGCAGACGGCGGCCGAGCGGCTGCAGGTCGGCCTTGCGATCCTTCGCCCGACCGTCAGGGATCGGCGGATCCGCGCCTATCTCGACGGCATGGGCGACCGGCTCGCGCAGCGGATCCGCGCATTGAAGCAGCCGACGCCCGCTGGAACCGGCCTGGTTCTCCTGCGCGACCAGCTTGTCACGCGAGGCCTGGCCGAGGCTGGGATCCAGATCCGCGCATCGGCCGCGCCGCGCTCGCGAGATCTGGATCCGGAGTACGCCCTCGGCCGTCGCGCCGCCGACGCCGTCGCCCTTAATGCCGGCCTGCAGGCGTCCGCGCGCCCGGCCGGTCGACTCGATCAGGGATCCCCACGATGACCGACCTTCCCGCCGAAACAGCCGGAACCGCGCAGGATCTCCTGCAGGGCGTCAAAGCGATCGCCGGATATCTGGCCTGGCCCGAGCGCAAGGTTTACCGGGCGCGCGAGGAGGGCTGGACGATCCCGATCCGCAAGCGCGACGGGCTCGGGATCTATGCCTTCCGGTCCGAGCTGGACGCCTGGCTTACCGATCCCTCGACCCTCCCCAGCAAGGCGGCCTGA